CCGCTGATATAACAGTAGCACCAGCAAATTTTACGCTTCCTGTTGTACAAAGTACATCACTACCAATAGTGCATCCACCTATAGCTAATGATGTTCCGGTAGCAACACCTAATGCAGGAGTAATTAATGAGGGATTTGTTTGCATTACTGCAACTGTGCCAGTTCCAGTTAACGTATATTCTCCTAATACACCAGCATTATCATATAATATGCGTGTAGTTGTACCGCTAGTTATAGCTGTAGTACCGACTACCAAACTAGAGCTACCTCCACCACTACTACCACACGAGAATAGGTCAGTTGATTGAGTATAATTTAAATGATTACCACCAGTATCTATGCAATTAGGAATAACCTTCCATGTTGGTACACCAGCTACATCAACTGGAACTGCGTGAGTTAAAGGTGAACTTGACATATTTGCTAATGGTCCTAATACTATGGGAGCATTATAAGTACCATAATAAAACCCACCATTATATATAAATCCACCTACTGATAATGTAACATTACTAGAAGTAGTTGCTGTTGTAGATGATGTAATAGGTCCACTTGGACCCGAAATTTGAGAAGTTGAAGAAATTACAGAACCAGGAGGTATATTAGCTGCAACTATAGCTAAACCACGATAACCAATTGCTCCCATATATTTAGTTGCATATTCGTTAACAGCATCAAAATCAGCTTGGTTTAAAGCAATAGTATTACTGCCTGCTGTAAAAGTTGCTGATGTAAGACTAAGAACTACACCAGGAAGCCCAAGCAAAGTCGGTCCTGATCCTGTATCTGTTCCATCATTAAGTGCAGCAGCAGGACCAACTAAAGCAAATGGAGGACCGTTATTTTGTGCTACTCCACCACCATCATTTAAAAAGCTTGAGGCATTAGTAGCTAAGAATGCACCTTGATCAAGAGTAACAAAACCTGACAAATATCCAGAAACACCATTTATAGTTAATCCTGATGCAAAAAAGATTTGTGTTTTTTGATCAGATTGAATAAAAGCACCTGATGGTTTTGTAAACACTACATTTTTAGCTGATCCTCCATCGCTAGCAATAGTAGTCTTATCAATAGTTATAGTAGTTCCAGTAACATTTGTAATTTTAGCAAATGGAGGAATACGAGAATAAATTGCTAATCCAATTGGAACAGAAGCATTAGTTACTTGTGTTACAACATCACCAATTGCTAATCCAGTGTTATTATTAACAATTATAGTAGTAGCAGTAATATTCCATGTTGCAGTTTTAAGATTTTGTGTTTTATTAATTATTATTCCAGTTCCAGCAAAACTAAGATTGCTTAAATAACCAGGATTAATATCATTAAAACCTGTAGCATTAGGACCAAAAACAGTATTACTGCCTACAATTAATATATCATTAATGCCAGTTAGTGTAACCATATCATTACTACTTAAAGAACCATCAAGTGTAACATTTGAAATAGTTAAATGTGCTCCACCAGAAAGAAAAACTGTTCTTTCCGTGGTAGGTTGAACAACATATAAGGATGGAGTTGTAGTATTACCAGTAAGAATAATTTTAGTTGCGTCACTTTGTCCTGTAAGCGAACCATTAGCATTAATTCCAGTAGTATAAGTACCAGCAGCAAATATAAAGGTAACTTGAAATCCATTAAAGTTATAACCTTTAGCCTTTTGCCATGCTCCTGCAAATGTTAGACATGGAGTTATATTACTTATGCAATCATTAGAATTGCTACCTGTTGTCGATATATAAAATATTACATTAGAATTTGCTTCAATTATACCTGTATTAACAGTTGAAATTATATTTCCAGTACATAATAAACCACTTCCACAAACAATAACTCCTGTCATTCCTCCAATCGATAATACACCAGTAGCAATTGCACTATTTGTATCAGGAGTAGTTTTAATTATATAATTTAATGAAATAGATGGTTGAATTCGACTAATTGGTGTTGATGGACTTGAGGCATTAACAGCATTATTACTTGCTACTGCACCTGAACTATCAATATTATTTACAACAGTATGTGGTGTTCCCGCTCCATCTAAAGTAGCTATTTGATTATATTTTATTGTTAAAGGTGGTATGTTATTAGCAATAAGTGCTACTTGTTGATTACCACCAATAGCACCTTGTCCTGTAGGATCAATACCAAAATTAGTTGAACTAATTAATCCTCGATCTGTACCGCCCATATTTGGGCGACCGATAATTACTTGGTCACGAAGATCAGGGACATTGAATGTAGTTGTAGTATTACCATTACCAAATGGAAAAAATACAGCAGAAGAACTTAAAGTTACACTTGATGTATTGCTAAGAGTAACTGTTGAAGCTGTTTTGGATAAAACAGTAGTTGTAGGAGTGACACAACTTACTTCAACTCTTGAACCTACTGAAACTGAAGTTGTATCAGCAACGCCAGTTAAAATAGCACTTCCAGAAGTACAATTAACATTAAGAGTTTGGGTAATTGCAGTTAATAGATCAGGAAAATTAACTCGTATTAATTCTTGACCAGCAGCAAATACATATTGATTAGGAGCAGCTATGCCAGCCCAAGGCTTGATTGTACCAACTAGATCGCCATCCCCTGTTGCTGGTGTTGATCCTCCTGAACCACCGGGCGCAGTAACAGCGTCCCAAATTATATTTCCATTTCGATCCTTAACAAGTTGCCTATAGGTTCCTTGACCATATATACCAGCGTTGCTACCAGAAGGCTTACCACCAGCATCTAGGACAATTGGATTAGTCCAAGGAACAGTTTCTAAACTATCCTTCCAAACAGTCTTTAATGTTGGAGTAGCAGGAATATAAAATGTAACTGTACCGGCAGAAAGAGGCTTACCATTGTTATCGAAATATTGTTGAAGTGCATTAGGAAGTAATGAGGCTGTTTGAGCTAAGGCATAATCAATTTGGCAAATAAATAATAACAAATAAAGGAAATATTTAATGTTGGATTTCATAATGTTAATCCTAATACTTTATTTCTTATACAAAGCTAAAAATTATATTTGGATGCCTACAATACTTATCCTAATCGCTTATGGTTGGTATAAAATCGAGCCTCTTTACTGGTATGTACGTGTCAAAATCAAGGGCCGATTGCTGGTAATGCATACTTTTGAGCACGTTGAAGAAGGGAAGATTTTGGACCTGGAATGTACTGAGATAAAGTCTTAATTAATTCATCACGATCAGGTCCAGTAGCAGTTAGTAAATCTGTTAATCGTTCATTTCGAGATTTAGCTAATTTAAGTTTTACCATATCAGATAATTTATAACCGCCTTTTAATGCTAATACTCCTGCTGTAGCAATGCCAGGAGGACCGCCTTGAGTAGCGGCCATAATTTCCCCTAATGCTGCTGGTAATGCAAGTTGTCCATGTGGTGTAGGTGTAGGTAAATCAACTCGCTTATCAGACTTCATCCTCATTGCTGTTTGAGAACCTTGAATTAATTTTTGATTAGTATCAGCAATAGATTTTTCATCTTGTAATTCTTTCATCATTTGATTGACTTCCTTCTTACCAAAAAGAAGTCCTAATTTATCAGCATTAAATTCAATCTCAGGAATATCAGTTCCTTTTTTAGCAGAAAATCTCATTCCTTTCATTTGCTGTTGAACAGCGATCCTAGCACCTTCCTTAGCTGCTTCTATTTGTTGCTTAGAAGCATTATCAACCCATTCCTTCCAAAACTCAGACCGATCATCCCATTGACCAGGACGATTACGAGTAATCTGAGCACCTTTAATAAAAGCATCTTCTACTTGTTTTTCATCCCTGAAATTAGACAATCCAGGTTTATATTTTCCTCCTGATGCAGCATCAATTGCATTAACAATACCATTACGAACATGCATCAAAGCATATCCAATTTGTCGATCTTGACCACTTGAACTATTAGTTAAATCATCAGCTTTTGCTCGCAATGCAGATTGAAATTGATGTAAATCATCAGCATTAGTTCTAACAGATTTGTTATCTGTTAATAATTTTCTTGTACTTTCAAGAGCTTTTTGAATTTCAGGATAAGGTAATGGTTGACCAGCAGAAATATTAGACATAATTCCAGGTTTTAATTTATTATCAATATCGCTAATAACTCCACTTAAATCTACAGGACCAGAAGCCTTGATAGCAGGATTAATTTCATTCTTACCAACATTTTTAGCAGCTTGCTTAAGCTCGTTTATCTTTTGAAGTACATTAACAGGAATACCCATTACATCATTATAAATACTTTCAACAGCGCCTTTAGCTGATGTAATACGATCATTGACAAATTCTTCGAATTTATTTTGATGTTGGCCTTCAGTAGTGATCAACTTTTGCGACATTTGGCGAGTAGCGGGAGAAACATCAGCTAAAGACAATCGAGGATTTTCTTGTAATCGTTGAATAACTTGCGGTAAATTTTCAGGTCCAATTGCATCAACAAGTGCAGTAACAGCTTTATTAGATGGTTTAGCTTCACTTACAACTTTAGCAGCTTTACCAACTGGTAAGCCAAAAGTTGCAATCATTCCTGCGCGTTCACCAGTTTCTTGACTTCCAGTGAGCTTAGTAACAGGTTCCTCAATAGTAGCTTTAATAGTTCCTGTTAATGGCGATGTTGCCATTGCCAAAGCGCCTAAACCAATTTTACCAATTCCACTAGCAGGTAGATTTAATCTAATATCTTCTAAACCACTGGAAAGTGTTTCGCGTCCTGCTGAATAATTTTCTCCAATTCCTTTTAAAATTTGAGTTGGTAAATTTGTAGCATAATCTACAACATTGCTTAATGGTGTAGCAGGAGCACCAGAACCTTTGACATTAACTTGACCAGAGGCTTTACGAGCTTCCCATTCAACAGGTGTTGGAATTCTTACAGCTTCCCAAGCCGATGTTGATGAAACAGGTTCAGGAACAATTTCATTTCCACTGTATTTATTAATTAATCCTTTAACATCAATACCTTTTAATAGATCACTTGATCCATATTTATTAGTTAAACTTTCAATATCAACATCTTTTAAAGGATCAGCCACGTTAATGCATACCTTGTTTCTGCATTATATCAAGTGTTTTAATAAATTTAATAGCAACTTTATTACCAGTCTTAGCTTTTTCTAATTGCTCATTAAATATTTTTGTCTGTTGATTTTCTGGCAAGAAATCAAACATAGCAGCGTCTAAACTCATTTTTTGTGGGAAACTAGATTTATGTGCTCCATATTTAGAATAATCATTTCCTTCAAAAGCTCCCGGCCTCGCTGCTTCAATTCGATCTTGTGCTATAGTAGTTTGAGTTAATTTAACCAAAGCGGGAAGAATTTGTGTTCTAAGATTTGGATTAGACATTTCTTTAGATGCTAATTCAGCATCAGAACGGCTACCATTTCTTGAAACATATTGTTCAAGATATTTATTAACTTCTTGATAAGCTACAGTAGGATCAGCAGCCTTGTCAGATACAACACCTATATTTCGTAATAGCGCTATTCCTTTATTCCATGCTTCAGTACCAGGACCAGAAGCAACAAGAGAAGGCATTAACTTTAAAGCTTGTAATGCTGGTGTAACAGCAGTCATTTTAGAAGTAGCTAAATTTTGATCTTCAACAAATTGCTTTTTACCTTCCTCAAATAATGGTGGCATTCCGGTAATTGGTCCTCTTGGCATAGGCGGATTACCATATGCTGCACCAAAACGACTATCTAATGAAGCAGGAGGTTCAACAGGTAATGTTTGAACAGGTGTTCTAGTTGGAGGCATGACAGGAGCAGGGGCAGCCGTAGGCGCGATATTTCCTACCGGCGGTAGTGTACCTACCGGAAGCGATCTTGCGCCTACTGGTGGCGGTCCTGAGACGCTTCCAGGGGCAAGCTGTGGAGGTTGAGCACCTAACATTTGAGGTTGCCCCGTAGGTCCGACAGTTGGCGTTGTCGGCGGCGGTTGAACCTGAATAGGTGCGCCAGTAGCTCGCATACCAAATTTAGGACTTGTAACAGTTGGTGTTATTGTTTGACCTGTATCAACTGCTCCCGGAGTACCGTAATGAAAATTAATCGCTTCTTGTGTTGTTTGTAATCGGGTTCTTATATTCTGCATAAATGCAGGAATTTGTCTTGGATCAGTAGGAATTTGACTTACAAAATTAGCATACATTTCAGGCTTAACAAAACGCATCTTAACTGCATTTTGAGCTATTTTATCTAGTTGTTGGGGTGTTGCATTATCACCAGCAGCAGCTAATTCACGAATTAAATAGCTATAACCTTGATTAACAAGGTCTAATTGTTTTTGTTCAATACCTAAAGATTGAGACTTTAAAGCACCTAATTCACCCGCTGTTTCCAGTACAGATTTACCCTGATTAGGACGAGGATAGCTAGAGGTATCAATTTCTGGCATTATATCTTACTATTTAATAGTTAATGTTGATGTTAATAATTGATATTTATACTTTTTCTTATTGCACCATTGATATAAATAATCTATTGTTTTTCCTATTGTCCATTCTAATACAGGAGCAGAATTAGTTATTTTTCTAGTATTGTTATCCCAAATAACACCAGCTACATAATAAGGTGTAGTTATTTGTGATAAATTAAAAAGCATCACGCAGCTTCTTCATACAAAGCAGTAGGCAAAGGTGAACCACCAGGACCAAAAACCATTCTTGAATTATTCACATTACCTGGATTATTGCTAGAATTATCATACAATCCTTTGTAGGCATAATAACCACCAACATCACTAGCTAGTTTAGAAAATGCTCCGCCTGTAGCATTGATAGCCGCTGCTCGTGCATTACCAGCACCAATAGCTGCTCCACCAGCTTGACTACCAGCCGTTACTACTGGTCCTGCTGTTCCTGTTCCTACTGCTCCACCTTGTACCGTAGCTGTTTGACCACCGCTTACTAAAGCCTGTAAACGATTAAATGCATTTGAACGATTAATATTTTCAAGATTAAATTGTGTTTGATAGGTTTGATCGGCTAAACCAGTAGCAAAAGTTGCTGCACCTTTTAATGCTGCTCCTGAAACTCCTAATCCTCTAGCTGCTGCTGAATTCTGTACAGCTTTCAAACCTTGTGTTTTAGTGAACTGATAACCAGGAGTTTGTTCTAATGCATTTTGATCCATTACAATAGGAGAAGTCAAATAATCAAGTCTACTAGATAAATCATTCGCTGCTTTTGTTCCTAATTCTCGATATGGAGCTAAATCACTATATGTTGTGTTATAAACTCCCTTAGCATAACTCGCACTATCTTTTGCAATACCAGCGGCGATATTAGCTGCTTCTGTTTGAGCATTAGCAGCTTTATTAGCTGAATAAGCTGTCGCTGCTGCACCAACAGCACCAGCACCAATAATTGCTACTGCAACCATTTATTTTACCTAGTCAAAAACTTGACCATCTTTTAAAACCAATATATATAATGTATCTCAAATAATTCAAATCCATTATCTTTTAATAATTTCTCGAAATGATTGCCTCTAGCAGCTTTTCGCCCCATTGTCCAACAACGAATTCCTAAACGTTTAGCCTCTTTTTTGATAGCATCAATAAGCAATTGACCACCACGAACACCACCATCAAACTTCCCACGATATTGAGGAAGTACATAAAACAAATCTAAACTCAATAACCAAACTCTATAGTGTAAGGAATTAACCAAAAATCCAGAAAAATAACCAATGAGTTTTCCACCATAACGCAAAGAAATATATAAAAGTTTACCATCATTTTCTAACTTCCTATATTGATTATAATCAGGATCAAGAGGTATTTTATGTTTTATATGCTCAGAAAGCTCCTTAGCATGAATTTCAAATATAGGTTTCAATTCATCAATACAATTACAAAACTTTTCAATATGAGTAGTAAACATTAATCACAGCGCAAATCAACAATACAAACAATTCTATCATCAACAGAATTATTAATTACAGAATGTTCAACTCTATTATCTATCCACCAAATCTCACCAGTTCTAAAACTAACTTCTTCATCCCCAATCTTGAAAATATTTCCAGGTAAGCATTGTAAAGCAATTTGATATCGTTCGAAATAAGTTGCTGGTGCACCACCATCGACATGGGGAGTAATTATTTTACCAGGAGGGAGCTTAGTAATAATAACGCGGCCGAGCCTATGTGCTTCAACTTGCCTCATAAGCGCAAAAACGATCGGACGCAAGGTTGAAAGCTTATACCATGCTTGATAAGGAATTACATCTTTATCATTAATTATATCTTCATTGAGAGTTTGTAGTTCATTAAAGAAAATCCAAATATCAGAAACTTCATCATGTGCAGTACCAGCATGTTTTGTTCGTAATTGATATTCATCCCACAAATCAGATTGATGTTGAATTTGATGTAACAAAGGAATTACATCAACATTATTTGCGAGAAGTTGAAAATTCTTCATTTAATTACCGCTCCATAAACAGGAATAAACTTCACTGTTGGTAATCCTGTATATGTAATTTTGATAATATCATCTATTGAAACTGGAATTAATTTAACACCAGTTACATCAATGCTTACACTACCACGAGTTAAAGTGATTGCTGATACTACACCACCAGCAATCGAAACATATCCAGGTTCTTTAGCTGTATATGAAAATGGTGAAACTCCTACAATAATAGCTAAAAATTTAGGTGGAGCTTGGGTAAATTGTTGAAGATAGCTATTCCAAGGTGAAACAATTGTTCCAGTTACTTTATTAACAAAAGGTGAAGATTGATTAGGTAAGGGTTGCATTAGGAACGTGCCTTTACAGCATCAATAAATCCACCATTCAATGCTGTCTTGATAGCTCCCGACCATTGTAGCCTGAATATACGATCGCGCGCCATTCCTAGCCTATTCCAAGATACAATAGTCAAAAATTCGCCTCCTTTCCCCATGCTTTGATCAATAGGAAAGCCAAAAGTTATTCCTCTATCATCGGACCAGCTAAGCGACATGACAGGAGGATTAAGTGCACTAGCAGGATCATTTGTACCTACTTCAACATCAGCGTCAAAATGTTTATATATTACTCTGTCTAAATCCTCAACCAAATGAGCAAAAGTCTTGATACGAGGAATTGGTACAGTATCATCAGTATATAAATCACTATCTAGTTCATAAATTTTACCATTCTCAAAATCACCAACATAAAGATTTTCATTAAAATACATACAGCAATTAGAACGATGTCTATTTAATATTCCTGTATTCTGATTAAACCAATTCCATTCATTCCATTGTTTTGTTTTCAATTCATAAAGCCAAGTCTTATTAGCTTGTGGAAAAACAATACAATAAAATGCATGATCATCAATTTGAAAACAAAAACCTATAGCATCATTTACTATCGTATATTTTGAAAATTCTGCAACAAGAAATGGAGTAGATATTTCATTTACTTGATAATTAGAACCTGCAACAACAATACATTTACCTTGTTTATCTTGCATCAACCAAAAAGCAATAATATCTTGATTTGCAGCAGAATAAGCAGCAATACAACCATGCTCAATATAAGCACCTTGAACAAGCTGAAAATAAAAATCTGCCGCTCCTGTCCCTATCCAAACTTCAGTAGTTAATTGACCAATTAACCAAAGTTCTTTATGATCTGTAATTATCGCTACAATAGGATCAGCAGAACCACTCTTAGCCGCTATGTCAAGAGGATCAAACGAAGTACCAGCAGTTAATAGCGTATAACTTACTTGAGATAATGAAATATAAAATTGATTAGTACCGGGGCGATTAAATATAAAAAATGTATCAAGGAAAACAACAAACGCTGCACCAAAAAATGAAGGATCAATAATAGGACCAAAAACATTACTTACCATATTAATAGCCCAACCGCTTGTACCATCAACAAGTACAACAGCTAGACCATTATCAGCCATTATGACTTGGCTTTGTCTATCAGGTATAGTTCCTATAAATGATAATGCTCCATTAACAGCTACAGCATATAAATTCGGGCCTATGACAGTATAAGCAGTACCCAAACTTGTTCGATATAAACAACGCACTTTTCCATTTGCCATTTGATTAGCAAATGTAAGAGTACCAGGAGTTAAATAATATGTTGAAGGTGAAGGTGCTTGAGCATCATCAGAATTCATTTCTTCATAAAGATTGATAGTTTTCATTGCGCCAGCAATGACGCTTCGCTCCTGATAGGCTCGACCTGATAATGGTATTCGAGGCATTAAACAATACGCCTCCTAAAATTACCAGGAATGAGTAATTTATCCATAGCTTATATCCCATCCGCGTTGAAAATATTAAAACTTTTACCTTTTCTAAGTCCAATTGGCATTTGCATTGCTGGTATCTGTGCATTAGCTTTTTTGATTGTATTCAAAGCTACTTTAGCTAATGCAACAGTTGTTCCTTTAGGCTCTAATTGATAAGCTGAAAGCAATCGAATAGCTAAATTATAATGTAACGCTTCCTCATATTCAGGAGGCATATCAATATCACTATCTAAATTAGATGTAGTATTATTGACTGTATAAGTAAATCCTGCTCCTGCTCCACCTAAATTAACATTAGAAGCAGTTAAAATATCACCAATATTAAAATCTTCACCACCATCGCCTAATATAACTACAGTAACAATACCACCAGCAACAGTGATATTAGCTGTAGCTCCTGTACCCACACTCAATAGAGGATCAACAGGAGCTAAAGGAACAGCAACATAAGCACCATTAACATAACCAGCGCCAGCAGTTGTGATACTTCCTGCTGAAATAGTTGTGGGGAAACCAATAGCTGATTTGATTAATAAATGAATTTCATATTGATTATTAGGAATAGGCCAACAAAATACATTTCCATAAGGATAAGCAGCATCATAAAAAAAATGATCAGGTAAACTATTTAAATTCTTGACTGTAATCCTTATATAGTCCTCATAACTGAATATTGGATATAATGGTAAACTTACAGGAGTATTACCAGTATTCAATTGAACAACATAAGCGCCTTGAATTTTATCAGGTCTAGGTGCGTTATAATATTGACCAGGACCAATTTTGTTTGATTTTAAACTATTGCCTACATTAACTACTTCTTGTAATGATGGCACAAGATATCTTCGACGCTGCCATTGTGCCACCATTCTTTTTAAAAGTGTAAAAGCATCATTAGTATCTTCAGCAAGCGGAGTTTGGCCGACACCAAGGGGTCCAGCCTCTTTTAAAGCTAGAGTGATAATATCGCGTGCTGTAGTCACTCAGTCCAACCAGCTTTGACTTCATTAGCTTTAGATTTAGACTTTTCTTCTTTAGTTCCACAAACCTCTGTTTCTTCTTTCTTATTATGAACTACAACTGATTTACCTTCTTTATCTTTTACCCACTTAGGCCAAAGTGCAAAACCTTGTGCATTCTTTTCATCATCAATTTCAGGCATTTGATAATTCCTTTTTAAAATAATAGTAGGACGATAAATATCATCCTACTTAACCCATTCAATACAACTTATACGCGATCTGCACAGACGCACAACCACTCGGGCCTTATATAAGTTTGCCCGAATAAAACATCAACTCTTGTTGCCAACTGATCACTTCCAGGAAGATAATCAGTCAAAATACGCATGGCGATACCATCATATTCTGCTCGTGCTGCTTCTTCAACAGCCTTGCGAGGCAACACAAGATCAGCGGTCGCCATCGTAACAGCCTTTTGCGTATAGGCAATGCTCTTACGATAAACCTCACCACTCTTGCTCGCCATGACAATCGCCGCACCATTCAACGGCGATGCATCAACAGTTTGGTATTGAACATCAGGACCACCGGCAACACCAGTTGCAGAAGGTACAAGGCCCGGATAAACACTGATTGAAACAGCACCACTAGCAGCATCAGCAGTAGCAACAAACTGTCGAAGTGTTCCCAAAGATTGTTTGGTAACACGATTGACTGCATTAACAGCACCAAAAGTTAAAATATCACCTTTCTTAATAGTGCCATTAGTCGCATTAACTACAATAGCGCCACCACTTACAGCAGTAGTTTGACCACCACCATTGACAGTAGCCAAACTATCATAAGTGCCTGAAGTATGTTTAATCACAGTTTGATCGCGAAACCAACGCTCATAACCAAGACCTGATTTCATCATACCAGTGCGATATTGTGCACTAATTTCAGTTGCAGGATTAAGTAGTCCCTGCAATGAAACAGTAGTGCGTGCATCAGTAGTAGGATCATTGACAACTCGCCTAGTCATAGGATCAGCCGAGTTATCATCAAGGATAGCATTAGCAAGCAGGAATTGCTCAGAAGTCGGGCTAATAATGTTTCCACCACCGTCAACATTAGAAACAAAATTACAAACGCCACCTTCCGAAGCCAACATAACCGTTGCCGCAACCTTACCAGCTAGGTTATTGATCATTGGTGCCATGACGATTTCCGAATAATCATCAATGGACATAGTACGTTCCGCAGTAGTAAACGGAACAGCAACATTCTTTTGTGAGGTTACAGCAAGAGTAGTAAACTGTGCAGTAGTATTCTGCAATTGCATTGCAGGACCATCAGAGACAGTATAATCATTGGGTAATCTGATACGAAGAATAGAACCAATCTTCGCACCATCAATGGCAAAAGTGCCATCATACTGAGTATCCATATTCATGATAAAGAGATTACTATTTTTAAATAATCTAACAGCTTCTCTGGTAATCATATCTATCGTAAGGAGGGATGAACCGGCCATAATAAATAATCCTTAAATTAAGGCGCTATAACAGCGCGCAAAATAAAAATCCAAAAGCTTTTGAATTCATGGGGAAGCGCGATGCTTGAGGCGCGCAGTTTTACAAGCTTACAGGGTCATTAAGCGGACCAAGACGCTATGGCAGGGCCTTTAAAGGCGGCCAAGGGCCTAAATCAAAAATCGCTTACAATAAGTCTATAGCTTAGTCAATTACAAATCGCTCATCGCGGCGATATTTTTCACGCTTACGATTATCAGCAATATCGCTAAAAATTGGAGTTTCAAGCTCATTCTTACCTTTATTTTCACATTTTAATAAATTTAAATATAGTTTACCACTACTAAACCATGTACATGATGTAGTAATATTATCACTTATATTGTAACTATTATACACAACACAAGAATAAAATAATAATTCATAAATATTCATTATCTCATTCCTGATAATCGCTGTTTTCGCCTTTCCTCAACCTGCTGATTACGAATACGAACAAATTCAGCCATGCTTTCTTTACCAGTCAAAACAGTTGGTGTTCGTGCACCACCACCAAGAGGTTCAGGAGGCTCAGGAACTTTAGAAAGTTTCTTTTCCTTATCCTTCTTGGCTTGTTCAGCTAAAGTTGCTGAAAGCTTAGCAAGTCTAACAGCCATACGAGCAGGACTTAATGACCAAATTTCTTCAGCGTCATCAACATTATTAACTAGATGATTTAGGATAGCTCCACCATTATCCAAATCATCAAGAATACCAATCATTTGACTTGGAATAGGTCCAATGTCTTCAGCTAAGATTTTAACTTTGCTATCAAAATCCTTATCAATCTTCTTTGCTGCATCAGCTAAACGATTGCAAGCAGCAGTAAATTCCTTTTCAAGAATTTTACGAGAAGCAATGTTTTCAGCTTCTTTTTCCAAATCTTCGCGAGTTAAGGTTTCACCTTCCTCTGTGGTTTTAGCTTCAAGCTTCTTTTCAAGATCAGCAACCTTGCGTTCTAATTCTTTGCGTTTGCCAACTTCTTTATCAATGCGTCTTTGAATACGCTCTTTATCTTTTTGAGTTTTAGCCGCAGCTAATTCAGCTTCTAATTCTTCTTCAGTTTTTTCGCTTCCTTCTTTATCAGCTTCCAAAGCCGCTTTTTCAGCTTCGGCCTTTGCTTCCGCTGCTTCTTCATCAGCTTTCTTAGTGACTTCTTCAGCTTCAATTTCTTCAGGAGTTTTTGTCTCTGATTGAGTAACTTTAATCTTTTCACGTTCAGCAGCAGCTTTCTCAGCAGGAGTTAATTCTTTATCAGTCATAGCACCACCAAATTCCGCTTTGTTATTTCGTTATTGACTTCAGCTTTTAAATCCAAAAATACTGGATTAATGGGCGGTTGTTGGTTCTTAAATTTTTCATAGTATCGAGGATCAGTTTTACGCTCTATAAGAAAATTTTCTATCTTGTCAAGAGAAGTTTTAGCATCAAGCAATTGTTGATCAGTTAATTGCTGAACCTCAGTTTCTTGCCACTTCATTTGATCTTGCCTAATGCTTCCATTTGCTCCTTAGCCAACAATTTTACATCGCGCATTAAAGCTTTATCAGTTTTAACTTCTTCTGCTCGCTGTAAAGAACGCAAAGCGTCTTCAGCACGATATCTACGTTCTCTTTCTTCATCTTCTTTAGTTCTTTTAACAGGAGCACAAGGTGAAGGATAATCAGCTACCGGAAGCTTGTTAACCTTTTTCTTAGCCATTGATTTTATCCTTATGTAAAACCGTTTTAGGTTCAGTTTTAATTTCAATAACCTTTTTCTTCTCAATCATTTCAAGATTTTTTATTACCTTATTAATATCAATATTCGGCATATATTTATTCAATGTTGGATCATTATGCCTTTCCATAAGTGCATCATAAATTAGTTGTTTAGCGCTTTCAGAAAAGCTAGGATTACCTAATATATCAATTAGATGTTGAACTGCGCGTGGTATAAATTTCTCCACATTAGCTCTAGCGTAAGTTCTAGCATTTTTCCATTTACTTGTCATTCCCTGAGAACGACCAATTTCGTACCATGTTGTAGCAAGTGCCAATGCTGTTTCCTCAATCACTTTATGCTTAGGTATTGTAATAATGTCCATAACATTCACAATAAAAAGGGGTTATAGTCAACGGGTGTGATCTTAGGTTTCTTCCTATCTTCAAACTCAGGAGTATGATCAACTGGTGTAACACCAGCAGAGAAAAGTGGAAAGCCTTCTTTCAAAGCTTTAGCTTTTAATTCCGGTGTGAGTTTAAGGACATGAATAGTTTGCTTACCTACAATTGGTTTTAATTCACCACCATATTTTTCAGCTAAAGCTTTACTTCCATATTTACTTATAGCTTCTTTAAAAGTTTCTCCATTATGCATAGCATTAGCTATATCTGTTAATTGACTATCTTCCCTAGCTGTTAATTTTAATTTATCAGATTTAGATTTTAATTCATTAATATCCAAATCAGGACCATTATATTCATATCTTAAATCACTTACTTTTTGAATTTCCTTCTGCTCAACCTTACTACCATATTTCTTAGATATTGCATTAGCTTTAGCAACTAACATATCATCATAGAACTTCATCATACCTTCACCACCAACTTTAAGATCAAGACCTGATAGAAAATGAATTTCTTTATTAGGACTTTTATCAGTTGGTGAATTAATAAGTTTATCAGCAGCTTCTTTACCTACATAATCAGTTAATTTATCAGGTCCAACTTGTTCACGAATTACAACTTTCCCATTATGATCTTTAGCTTGTAAATCATTATTAGTTTTATTCCAACGTAATTCAGTTATTTGCTTACTTAAATCATATCTAGCTGCTTGTGCTTCACCAGGGGTCCAACTGATCGCGTCCTTATTTTCCTCCACTGCTTGTCGAATAACTCGCTTTAATAATAAATCAGGCCAAGAGGTTTTGAATGGAGCGTTAGGTAAATTTTGAACATCAGGAATAAATTTATATGCTTCAGAAGGCAACATTTTTTCTAGCTCTTTAGCTAATTCATCTTGTGTATATTCTTTACCCTTATATTCAAATCTACATGCCATTGTAAAATCTCAAAGACGTATTATTAGTTCTATGACCCGAAAGCATGTTATATAAAGTTTTCATTTTTAAATTATAATTATCAACAGCCTTTCCCACACTCGGGTAAACTTGTTTTGTAAAATCATCAATTACTTTTCTAGCAACTTTGGTAATTTTACCATAATTAGGATTTTTATCACTTAATTTAGCTAAAGCTAAATTATCTCGCCATGACTGAGGAAGTTTATCATCACGCTTTACAACACCACCATTACCGTCATTCTTTCGAGCAACGCGAATAGCTGAAATCCAAGCTTCTGATCTAAAACCACTAGCCGCAATACTTCTTTTCTTTCTTAATTCATCAGATATAGTTAATCCACAAAAACTTTCGCTACCATCAGTTAAATTAACAAGATTTTCACGACCTATTATAGCTATAATTTCTTTTTCTAATCGTTGCGCTTCTTCATCAGTTTTACAATTAGCTATTACATTAATTATAATACCATGTTTATTAACAATATTTTTCCAATGATTATTACTATGAGTCTCGCGCGCTCTATTATAATTATGAATTTTGTCTTTAGCGCGATGTGAGCCTTTACCAACATAAAAAGGCATTCCATCGCTGGCTTTAAAATGAATATAAACGTAATGTCGCCACATGCTAATCACAAATCTTTTTAATTACACCAGCTTGTATCATACGATCAGTAATGTTGTCAAAATCTTTATTTATAGCTTCTTTAATTTTTATACTTTCGCGTCTATGACCCTGCCCAAAATCACTTTGTATTTCTTCAATATGTAAACTCTTTCCTACTCCTGGTATATCTCTATCATTCATACGAATATGAGCTAAGACATTAGGTTCATCCCAATGTGAGGTTTTGAAAGTTTCACTTATATTACCTTCTTTTCGATCAAAACTATCAGCGACCGCTTGTGCTTCCCATTCCTTATTATATTGACCAAATTTCTCACCATTGGGCCTTAAAACCTTATAATAACCACCTTCATTTATAATTTTATTTTGAGCACCTTTTCGCTCAGGCAACTGTAACAACAATTCCCTATAACTATTACCACCAGAAAGTTGCCATTGAGAATATTTAGGCGAATTAAAATTATCAGGATCAGAAGTTGAACCTCCCTTCCAAACCTCATTCAATCTAACCTTATTATCAGCAATATGTTGCTCTAATTGCTGTTTTGTAATCTGACCTTTAGGTAAGCTTTCTAAATTAGTCCAAGCTAATTCCTCTTGTCTAATTCCAGGTTGATTTTTAAGAAAACCTAACCATTGCTCGGCTGTAGCTGAATTCTGCTTAGCATTGCTTACAGCCTTTTCAACTGTGGAAAAAAAAGTAGGAGCGACTTCACCAGTCATTTGTTTACCCATTTGTCTAACCATTCCACTACCTAATGATACTATTCCAGCTTTCATCGCTAAAGGACCACCACCGGCCATACCAGCAATATCTTGTGCTCGCTGAATTCCTTCCTCACTTAAAGGATCAACTTCACCACTATAAACTTGACCAGGAAGTGTAGCAGCACTTCGCACCATTCTCTCAGGCCAAATTTGATAACGATTTTCACCAATCAAAGCTTTACCATATTCCTTAACAGGAGCTTGACTAGCCGCTACATCTTCAGGACTAGCTTGCCTAATAGGTTGTCTAGCTCGCATACGAGCAGCTACAGCTTCCCAAGGATTATAAACTAATTCAGGTGGTGTTTCAACTGGAAGCGCAAAAGATTGAGCTTGAGATTGAATAGTTTGAGAACTAACTACAGGATATAAAGGATTAACTGTATCGTCGCCAGTAGGTTCATTCTCACCAGCTTGATAATACGGTAAACCTTCTTCAGTATATTGAAGCTTAGCCATTACTCAACTCTAGAATATTTTCCAGGTTCATGTTCGATATAATAATTTCCATCCTTAGCCTTCCTAGCTCCCTCTATCGGTGGTTGTTCCTCAGTTCCTTTTCCATTTGGCTTTCCCTGCCCATTAGAAGCCTGTAGGCTCGCTTGTTCTGCCGCCAATTCTGCGGCCGTCTTGATGCCGATTTCCTCACCAGCGCCCGGCTCACCAGCATTCAACATACCCCTAACCAGCATTTGCACTATAGGCTGTATCTGTTCAACTGATATAGCAGGACCACTATTTCCTAAAGAAGTTAATCGCCGCGTCTCAGCTTCATAATCAAGCCTAGCTGCTTCTGCTTCAGCTTCCTTACGTCTTAAATCAAGCTCTTGTGCTTTAATATCCAACTCTTTATCTTTATCAGCTAAATCTTTGGCTTTTTGACCTAACAACGTTGTTAACTGTTGTATCTTATCACTCGCCTGATGCATAACTTGTTCAGTTTGAGGATCAGGTGCATCACCTGTTATATTAGGAGGAATAAGCTTTTTATATCGCTCAGCTAATACATCAGCTTGCGGAAAATCAAGCATTTTAAAGAAGATATCACCACCAACATTCATAAATTCTTTATTTGCTTGTGCTAATTGTGTTAATGCTTGTGCAGCTTCCATACGCTTAGTAGCATAGCTTGGACCTGTATCAGCTTGAATATCATATATCCCAAAATTAGGATTAAAAGCAATTTCAATAACTTGTTGATCCTTATCCATCATAGGCTGTTGAGGATTACCACCTTTAACCATTTCTTGTTGTAATTCAGGATCAATAGTAACATTCATTATACTTCCATCGCTCGCCATAATCCTCTTAACACGTTTAGTGTCATAAATCTTAGGAATAAGATCAATCAATATCTTGCCAGTATAACGAATAGCAATAGCGAGATTATCAATAAAGTGGTAAGTAGCTCTATCACCTTGTCTTTGACGCGCATTAATTGCGATACCTGATTTAGCATTTTCATTTTCACCTAATTGAGCTTGATATTGCCCACTCGCCATCATCATTTCATTTTGAGCAATCTTTAATCCTTCTGTATAAGCCAATCCAGGTTGCGGAGGCTGTGGGCGAGAAGGCGGCGGAATAGATTGACCATCTTCCCCCATATGATTATATGGCAAATAACTATGATTAGTAGTATTCGCCGTTTTATAATATTCCTCAAATCCCTCTATTGCGTCAACAGGAGCAATCCAAGGTGCTTTAGTTTGTAAAGCTCCATATTCAACATTCGCCGATGTATTGTAGTTATAGATTTGCTGAGCATTAATTAATGATCGTGTGTGCCCCTTACGATCAAGAATGCCATCAATAACAGTTTCAGTACCAATTAAACGTACTATAGGAATATATTTACCTAACCATTCTCTTTCTTGAATAATTCTATCGCCAGCTATTTTATACCATTTAATATTATCAGTTAAAACCTTACGTTCCTGAAATTTGTAGGCAACTCGATTTTCAGGAAATCCCTTGATTGCTTTATATGTCAGCTTTTCAACATCATTTAATTCACTCAAATATTTAATTATTTGTTCACGAGTATCGGGCTTTATCCATGCAACAAGTTTATCCTTTTCTTGTGTTTTCTTAAAATATTCACAAACTCTTACATTATCTTTAGTGATCCAACCATCAGTACCACCATTATTCAATGTTGTCTGACCAGCTATTGAAGCGAATTCAGGATATTCTTCTTCAAATAATTCCTTTGGCATATCCTCGAATATAAAACCATATCGAGCGTCTGAACCATCAACCTCATTGATAAATTTATCCAAATAGACTGATCTAGGGTCTTTAATACGTCTTATATAAATTTCTTGATCAAAACTCTTGCTACCAATCCAATCTGTATCAACTCGCCAATAACCAACACCAGCTTGTACTTGTGTTACTGTCGCACTATCATAAACATTTTCAGCACTTGAAATATATTCAATATGATAAATTAATTCCTGAAAAACTTGTGCTCCCTCAAATGATGCATCATCCCCAACAGGTCTAATTCTGACACCCGGCTTATTTTGCTTGGCGTCATTAATAATCATCAAATTGTGTTGAGCAGTTTTATTGATAGTAAGACAAGGCCGATCCTCTAATTCACGCCTTAGAACTAGATCACTATCCCATTGATATTTATTGTGGGTATCTCCATTTGCAAATTTGATATCATATTCATATAACAAACGAGCATTATTTTCCCATTCCTCACATTCTTTATAAAGCTTTTTAGCTTCAATAATTAATTGATTTTCTTCCTCTGTTTGCTTAGGAGGTTCTTTCCATTCGCTTGACCACATATCAGGCATTACGCGCCCATCCAACCCGTACTACTATGCAGTGAAATATGTCTTGTGCCACTGGTAACATTTCTAACTTTCTTCGAAGCCGTTTCAGTCTTCAAAGATTGAGCAAATGTCATGAAAGCATCACTACCATGGCTATATTGATCATGCTTAGGCTCTTTGCTAAATTGACCATTTTCAGGATCAACAGCATAACAATAACGCCTTAGACATTGCATACCATCAGCGGTATTCAATTCATCAAAATTACATAATGGAAATACTGTTCTAGCAGCATTAATAGCATTTACCTTTTTATTGATGCGAGCAACAATCCTAGTTTTATGACCAGCAGCCCTAATAATTGCATCAATACTTCTACTTGCTAATGTTTCATCTTTTGCATCATGTGGTAGATAGTGCAACTCATAAATATATTTCTTATCTTGTAATATCTGTAGATAATGACCAACTTTTTTTAAATTATTCTGATAAAAATCAATAACATTAAATTCCATTCCTACTCGTTGAATAAACCAAATAGCAGTCTGATCGCTATGTCCCAAGTCCCAAGCTGTAAAAACTGGTCTTTGAGGATCATAAGGTACTTTTCCTAATCGACCATCTAAAATTAGTTGATGAATTTCATCAGCAAAAATCGCTCCATCAAGCACTTGTTTAGTATGACCTTCCCATACTTCTAACCAACGATTTTTATCCTTCGCTCGTAACTGTTCCATTTCCTCTCGAAGATCATCAGGAAACCAAGGATTATCAGACCAATTCACTTTCTCAATAATCGCATAACGATTACCATGTTTATCAAATTGATTAGGAGGTTCTAATACAAAACGCTTATATGTTTCATCACTATCGAGTTCAGGGTTAAAACTAACCCAAATTTCTGGCCCTTTACCAAATGGCCCTAGATTGCCTCTAGGATCACTTTCATGGCGGCCACGAATAGTAGGACCAAGTTTGTCCCATGAAGTCTTTGAAACTGTATTAGCTTCCTCAACCCAAGCTAAATCAATTGCAGCCATCGATTTGATAGCTTCAATATTATACCTGATGCCTTTGAATATAAATTCTGAACCTGTTCTTTTTGATATTATGTTCTTATCATTAATTGCAAACTCATTCTCTAAACCCATTGTATAGATTTGTTCTTTTAAATTTTCATGAACACTTTCAGCAATAGAATTTTGAAATTCACGAAAGCACGCTATGCGAAGTTTCTTTGTTGAAGCTAAAATAATTAAGGCACGAGCAAATCCGATAGTCTTTCCGGCGCCACGACCACCATAGGCAACTTTATATCGAGCCGACTCAGTTAATAAAAACTGAAGCTTTTCAAGAAATTCAATTTCTTGTTCATTATTCATTTATCAATATCAAGTTAGAATTGAACATACGAAATTGAACCTTGAGCAATGATGCTTCCACTGCTTATAGCACACAAAGCATTGCCTATCGGTATATACAAAACAGTTCCTAATCCATTACCTTTAGTAAATACAGTTGAAGTACCAAAAGTGTAAGTACCAGTTAAATCATGTTGACCAGTGCCACAATTAGTTCCTGTCCCATAAACCCATTTAAATGTGCCTCCTGCACTACTAACTAAATCCCAAGATGTTACATAAATAGTTTGACCTGTAACAGCAGCTACAATTTGTGTAGTTGTAGCTGAAGAAATTGCTATAGGTAAACTATTAGACGCTGCCACAGCTTGAGCGCAATTACTCCCATTCGTTGTATAACAAAGAGCATTAGGCGATTGAGCAGAAGCAAAATTGGCGCCTAAAAACAGCGCCACTGTCACTAAAATTCCCAATAAGCATTTCATATTGATAACCCTCATTAAGAAATCTTTGCACCAGCATTAGAGTACCAAGCAGCAACACCAGCAGAACTAACAGAAAGACAATAATAATCACTTCTTTTTGCTGCCGCTTGTGCAACACCTATAGCAGTAGCTACACCATCAATCGTATCATTATTAGCACCAAAAACTTGAGCACTTTGAGCACCGTCATTTATAACAACAACTTGTGCACCAGCAGAAGGTTTAGATGGAAGTTTTACACTATCACCACCAGTGGCACAAATTGAAATTCTATTTAAACTTGCTGTTAATTGGTATGCGTTTGTTTTACCTCCACCGGCTTTAGCTGTTATAGTATCCTCAAAACTTAATCCAGTATAAGGACCGCCAAATAAAGAATTAAGAGATTGACCATTAATTAATCGAAAACCACGCGGAAATAAAGTAACAAATGTTCCAGCCATAATTCAGTCCTTTCTTTGTTTCTTTAAGTTCTTAATGTATCATATATGTTTTATAATAAATCCATTCAGCTTGAAGAAGTAAATATGAAAATATCGCTCCTATTCCAAGCAAGATAACCGCAAACAAATAAAGCCACACAAGCCGAAACAGGCAAATGAAACGGAAAATCAAAAATCGAGATAACAATAAATGACCCCACAATATACCTTTCATTTCGTTGTGTTCGCATTACAAGAGTGAAAAAAGCTATCGCTAATATTGCCCCTATAATCCCAAGCTCAAATAAAATCTGCAACAAATCATTGTGGGCAAACATTGGTTTAGTATATATATTATATAGACTATACATACTAAACGAATTTAAACCCCAACCAAACCAAGTTACATGCTCTAAAATATCCTTCCAAATTTTTATCCGATAATAGGTACTATCAACTTTATCATCATTATAATAGTAAGTTAAAAGAATTATGGCAACAGTTATCAAACTCAACAAGCAGACTGTAATTATTTTAGATTTACTCCAACACCAGAAACTAAACATAACTCCTAAAGTAAATACAGCATTTCTACTTCCATTTAAAATAATTGAAGGCAATATAAATGGAATATACCACCATAATCTATAAACACATAAGCCGATAAGAACTATAACAGCAGTTTCAGCTAATGTATTTACATTAATAAATAAACCTCCCTTCATCCCAAACAGTATCAAAAAGTTTGATGCAATAATTCCTAATCCTAATCCTTTGAATATTGACTTTAGCGAAGTTAAAAACGCTCCTAATATGAAGGCTTCTGCTAATATCAATAATTTAATTAGTTCATAAATTGCCTGATTATTATAAGTCCAACTAATTGACCATCCGGCATAAATTATAAATAATAAGCCAATGAAATGAACTAAAGTAAATCTAATCTCTCTATATAACCAAATCAAACCAATCAAACAAAGTGGAAATGTCACTGAAGCAAAAGCCCATCTTGGTGAAGTAGGAGCACCACTAATATATGGCACATAAATTATAGCCAATAAGAAAGCGAGATAAGCCCCGATAAAATCCAATCGAGGCTTATCACTTTGCGTAGTTAATGAATTCGATACCATGTGGTATTGGTTTGGCGATAAACCCATTCAGGACATGAAGCAGCACCAGTAGTCGAAGGAACCGACAAGGCAGTTACACCACCACTTAATATAGTCCCTGATCCAGCCGTCATTGTAAGGGCAGTAACAATCTGTGTAGTACAAATACCAAATGTTTGATTGTCAACAAGCATTGTAGCAGGATCAAGCAAAACAGTTAATGCGGCAATAGTGCCAGAAGGTTCAAGGATCAATCTCCGCGCTAATGGATTTTGAGGAATTACTTGACCATTAACAGCAGCTACGTACTGATAAGGACCAACACCAAGGTTCTGAAGTGAAAGTTTAACAGTCTGTGGGGATTGACCACCAGAAGCATTAGTATCTGCCGGAATAGTTTCACTACCAGTCAAGGCAGGACCAGCAGGTACGGTATTAACGCAAACAGCGTTAACCGAACTAGAACAAAAAGATGATCCACCTACAATCGGATAAGGAAACCATTGCTGTGCAACACCAATACTAATAATAGAAACAACAGCAAATAAAGTCAAACTTAATTTCTTAAGCATAATAATTCCTTTCTTTGGTTCTTAAGTTTACTTATCAGCCTCCACCATTCAAGGTGGCATAGCTACTTAACTAACTTTAATTTCATAGGCAAAGGAGTAATCTCTGCTTCTGGTTTCTCAAAAGCATCTTGCTCAATCATTTCTTGTTTTTCTTGTTCAGGCTTTACAAATTTTATAGTCATAAAATTGTTACTAAGTTTTGTGCTCGCATCAATATCAATTTTAGTCCCAATATAACCCCTAATTTCAGCATAAAGCTTGTATGCAGATAATCTATCCTTACTTTCATGAATAAAGAAGCGACCATCAGGGGATTTTTCCTCGCTGAATTCGAGCAGTCTCACAGCGAGTGCATCTTTGTCAAGCAATTTTGTTTCTTGCTCGATTTCTTGCGCATAGGTGTCTCTAGCTGCGATCACAACAGGATCATTCAGCCAATTAACACTTACCCATAATGCTTTGTTGGTGTCTTTACCAAAGACTGCACAAGCGGCGTTAAACGGCTTAAAATGTTTGCTTAATTCGACACCAAATTGGCGTTTTAGAGCTTCATCGCGTCGCCAAGGTTGATCAATCTCAGGTGGTGAGCCCCACGAGCTAGGTAGCTCAACTTGAAAGATATCTTGGCGACCGAATGGCATAGAAACGCCGCTTAGCATAAATGAAACCTCTTGGCAATCTTCGTCACCAAGAGGCTCATTTGATGGGGAGTAGTTCGGTAACTCGCCTGTCTTTTACTCCTGTTAGATGCGCTGGCGTGGCGCTAGTGCTGATCCTAATATTCATCAAACTCTTTAAGTCAATGCTGCTTCGATCATCTTAGCCCAAACCTCTTTATCCATATAAGGTTCAGGAGGACCAGCTTCTAGCATAGCTTCAGTAGGTTCTTTCATTGCTCTAATAACTTCTATAGCCTGAATAAAAGCTACTTCTTTAGCTATTTCCTTATATTTTCTATAATCCTCACAATTACACTCATTCACAAAAGCATTTGGATATAAAATTCTAGCTACCCTCTCAATCATTTCACTCATTTTTAAGCCTTTATTGATTTATATTTAGTCCTCACGTGTTGATGAAAATAACTACCAGGAGATTTAGATATTTTAATTCCTTCATAATGTTCTTTAGGAACATTCTTAAAATGATGCGTTCCACCATTCTGAAAACACAGAACTAGAGTTTTATTTTCATCATCATAATCGCAGCTTGATAATGATGATGAATTCTTGAATACATGGAGATTAGACATTGTTTATTTCCTAAGTCAAATCTATTTTAATAATAACTTGTGATGTGTCTAATGCTGGCCAAAGTAATATTTGTCCTGTATTTAGTACAGTAAAATATGAAGGAAATCCTCTAATTTCTTTATTTAAAATTTCAAATTCCTCATTACTAATACGATTTAATTCAATCATTTTATTTATTCCTCATTGGTAGGAGCCCTCGGATTTGAACCGAGAATATCACTGCGTTTTAGGCGCAGTCGCTTTGCCAATTTGCGTAGGCTCCCGATTTATTGTTTATCATAATCTTCTTGCGAACACGCTTCAACTACATAATGATTACTACACGCCCAATAAGTTATACGACCAAGAAACTTACGACATTCATATGAACCATAATCAATTTTTTCTTCCTTAATGAGATTTCCCTTCAAATCATATATCGTAACAACCATTGGGAATGATTTAACATAATTTCTTAATGGAGCGTCCCAAGGCCCTTGGGGAGCTTTAACATTCATTGTTTTTATTCCTTATTCATTAAAAGCAACTCCCTCTTGGTACGCAATACCTTGACCAAGAGGGAGCTACCAGCAGTAAAATTATTACGTCATAAAACTAAGTAGTTGGCGGTTACTGCCATAAACCTAATATCCTGTCTATAGGATCGCCGCTAACTTATTTATTGTGTTCGTGCAATCAATGCTCCCGTTGCTGGTGCAGTCCATGCGCCATAAGACTTTCCAGCTTCAACAGCACGAATGCTGAATTTCCGAGTAAACTTGTAAACAGGAACAGTCTTGGTTTCCATGATCTTGTTGCCAGAAGCATCAAGCTCAAGCTTGTTCCTCTTACCACGCTTTGCTCGTTCAACAATCTTCGTTTCACCAGTATCTTGAGCAAAGCGCATATTAGCACTCGAAACCGTGCTACCAAGCGTTTTAACCGGATTAGGATGCTTTTCGGAAACTGGAACAAAGAATGATTGCCCAACCTCCAAGCTATCAAATGGATAAACCGTAGGAGCACCACCACGGCCGCCAAAGCCACGCTTGCTAGGCGGGAGTTCCGCATTGGTGATCACAGCATATGGCGACGCTTTTGCCTCACCAGTAGTTACACCAGAGCCATTCAGCATAGCTTGACCAGGAGCAGTAAGCCTTACCATCGCTCGCCCTTGATCGTCAAGCATGTTCGTATTGACTTCGATCAATGCCGGTTCATGCGACAATAGCGGCGAAGCATCTTCCTTGGAAATATGGGTAACTTGGCCACCAGCAATGGCAGTAAGCAACCCCTTATTAACACTCTTCTTTGCAGGCTTAGCCATTTTCAACACCTTTCACATTTAAATTTTCGATCCTATTTGGGTTGCTTGGCATCCCTAGGATCGCTTGGCGATATTGATCATTTAGGATAATTCAGAATGCTTGTCAACACCAAATTCATTCTTTTTTAGGTTCAGTTGCAGTTGGTTTCTGCTCAACTAGCTTCTGTTGCTCCATCACTTGCGCACGAAGCTTGTTGATCAGGGGAGCTACATCATTGAACGGCATCGAGCCTAAACCCTTACCAATCAAGTCAACTTCAGCAGGAGTAACTTTCAAGCTGAATTCTTGTGGCTGTTGAGCTTGGACAGGCGAAACTACTACAAGTTCAAGAGCCAATTGAATAAATATAAAGCCAATTCGAGGATTATTATTCATAGTTCACAACTCGCATCATCAATTGCACCACAATTACCAACACATGATATCATATGCCCAATTACAGTGACAAAACCATATACAAATAAATATTTTAGCCAAATCAATTTTTATTTTATTCATCATCAAGCACGTTGCATATCTCTATAAATTTATGTTCCTGAATACCCCAAAGGATCAACCGTTGCAACCATAATCGCTTCTCGGGGAAATAAAGATTGATGAATAAATCACGAATAGGATGATCCTTGTCAAGCTCATAAACTCTCACTCGCACTGTAACATTCTTGCGATGTTCACGATAAAGATATTCAAATTGACGATCTTCTACAAGTGCTTCCATTTAATTACCTTAAAATGCCCCCCCCCCATCGCATTCACAAGTCCAAGCTTGTTACCGAAGGGTCTACCACCATTTCAGGAAGTAGCGGCACAAATTAAAATTCATCCTTCCACATTCGATAATTATTCCACCATTGCTTTTCTTCAGTCTCAAATCGTTCTAGCGCACCAAGGAGCGAGAAGTCAACACCATAAGTGATTAATCCGTCAACTTCTCGCTTAATTGCAGCTAGAGGACCGATCAGCATATTACTTGACCTTCACCACAATACCATCTTTCAACTCGGCTTCAGCATACCACGTATGAGCTTGTGGGTAATGCGGACCTTCAAGACAAACCTTGCCAGTAAAGTTACTCAAATCAGGACCAAGGCCCGGTTGATAGCAATTAACCTCACTCTTAGGAACCATTCGAGTTGATTTAGCTACAGCCTCTTTCAGAGCCTTCTTTGTCTTAAAGTTGATCACAGTATAAGCCATTTGTCATTCTCCATTCATTACAGTTGATGAAATTCAACTATACTTGTGCGATCAAAACGTTGGCCTTGAGAATTAGTTATACACCAACAATCACGAGACACAACTTGGACAACACCATGATCACCATAAACATCAACTAAAACTATTGTTGCTTTGTTGGCGACTAGTTGATCAGCTTGCTTAGGTGTCACGACACTTCCTCCTGTTGACAACAATGATCATATACTAATCTAACTTCATGTCAACAGCTTTAATTTAAAATTTTTAGGTCATTCAAATATATTGCATTTATATCACAGCTTCAAAATTCATTCATTTCAGCAATTTTACGGCGGCAATCTTCCTCCCATTGCTCCAAACTTTCCTCAAAACAGTGATAACAAAGCTTATCCTGTTCTTCTTCATTCTCATCGAATAAATTACCACAGCGAACGCAATTTAACAACATAATTTCCTCCTATAGCTTCAAAATTCGCCGCAAAACTTCCCATTTCTCAACTGGTATTTTCACGATTACAAATTCATCCTGAGAGTCATCAATATCGCTATATTCAAATACATCAATCACAACCGTCTTAATCTGCTTTCGGCTCTCAGCCTCAGTTCCAGGTATGTTTGACGGCTTAACCTTCGTCTTGCCTTCAGCCTTAGCTTGTTCCAAGCCTTCCTTAAGCTTTTTTTCAGCATCGGTTCCTTCAACCTTGACCGTGCTAACTGCCATGGTAGCAGAAACGCTACCATTGACAACCATTGTCTTGACGCCTTCCGGCAAGGTTAACAGGTCCAACACCTGACTAACCCGACTTGCCGATACACCAGCCTTCTTAGCGATATCGTTCTGCTGCCAACCAAGGTCAAGCAATCGCTTGAATACTTTGGCTTGTTCCATGCTGGTAAACGGCTTGCCCGTATTGCGCAAGATTTGAGCAAAGGTTCGGTCAGCTTCATTCGCATAACGATCTTCAGTCTTGACCGGAATGGTCTTAATCTCAGCGCCGTTTTTAATTGCCTTCAGAGTTGCCCACAATCTACAATGACCATCCGACACATAGGCTTTGCCGCTTTCCCAATAGACTGTCAGAGGTTCCTTAACTCCAACTTCAGCGATGGAGCTTGCCAGCATCAGAACGTGTTCCTGGTTGGTAGGATCATTCATATCCCTACCGTTCCAATTAGCTTTGATGTGAAGTTGGCGCGGATCGACACGCCACATATCTGTACGGCCTTGTGCGATAGACTTCAGGCCGGTAGCTTTTTCGATGTTAGGCATGATTACACCTTGAAGTGTTAGAGAAAGACAATTAATGACATTTGCTCTTGTTCGACTTCGATAATGCATACTCGTATAAAAACTTTAGGAACGCAAGTTAAATAATTGAATTTAAGATCACAAATTATTACAGATTGTTACAAAATGATCACTTTTTATGCTGCATTGCAACATAAACTGTTAAAATCCCCATCTATTGCATATTCCGCTGATTTGATTACGAGTTAGACCTAGAGCAGCGGCAATCTTACTGTAACTAAAGCCTCTTAATCTCATTTGCTGTATCTTAGTGTGATCATTCTTAGTTACTGATCGTGTTTTGATAACAGCTTTAGATTTAATAATTTCCTTAATAATAGCTTTCCTCGCTCGCTTGTTTTCTCGCAAGCCCATTGTACCAATACTAGGATTACGAATTTCAGGAACTTCAATCTTAGCAGGACAATCAATTGAAGGCTTAATACTTCGTCCTGAATGATTATAACCCCGGAAGCTGTACATTTACTCCCTCGATAATTTCAAACTGTTGAGGTTGTGTTAACCAACCACGTCTTACAATTCGAGTTATTTCATCTTCAGTGTGTTTAATTGTTATCTGTAAGTCTTCAATGTATTTATTAGTTACCTTAGGAAAGATAGCTTCTTTTTCCTCTTTGAGAAAATCATACAAGTTATCCAAACGACCACTGAGTTCTAATAGGCGTTGATTAGACATGATAATCTCCTTTATTTCTTAGAAGAATATATTAGTTCTCCTCCAACAATTATTTCTAAACCACTTGGATAATTTTCAAGTTTAAAAGCTATGCAAGTAGGTGCTTTTTCCTCAAACTTAATTAATCCAAGAGCTTCTAATACTTTTAGATCATAGTTAATACCTTCGTTGGTATCATAATCTAATCTTTGAAGTCGTTTATAAGCTTCTTCTCTAGTCATTTGATTATTTCTCTTTTCATAAATAGGATATTCATATGTCTTTTTCAAAGCTATCAATATTTCATTAGCAGTATATCCAAACATTAAAACATATTTATCATTAGGAAATTGTTCAATATGTTTTTTGTACAAACTATCTGCTGTAAGCATTTTAATCTTTCGCTCACCTTATATCTTGATATTGTTTTGTTCCAATAAAGCTCATTTTCTTTTCTTCTTTTTCTTAGCTTGACGTTGAACTGAGAATGCGATCGCTGCCGCCTGCTTCACTGGTTTACCAGCATGTATTTCAGCAGCTACATTTTCTCTAAAAGCTTTACGAGAAGCTGATTTAGATAGAGGCATAAATTTAATCCTTTGTATAGCAATATGTAAAATATTAGTAGAGTTTATCATCATTCTGTTGGTAGCTTTCGCTTAGGATCAAAATGTTTACAATGACCACCAGGAAAAATATCACCAATAACTAAAGTACAAGTACCATTCATTCTGAACATAATACAATCTCGACAATGATCTTTATCAGCTTTATCAATATATTCAGCTTCAGCTTTGGTTATATGCTTCAAAAACTAACTCCTGCTAACGGAAGAATTTTAAACAACACTATATAAATAGCTATAAGGAATATAATTATTTGAATAATTTTAGTAATTAAAGGATCAGGAGAAAATCTAATTGCTACCAAATATGCAACAATAAGAATAGTTATTATTACGATAATTTGGAATAGAGAATGTGTCATTTCCATCCCTCATTCGTCGCATACATTCCTTCATGCTTATCATATTCGAGGTAATTAATCAACATCAATCGTGCTTGATCCCATCCTCGACATATTGCCGTACCATATCCCTGTGTTGCGAGGAAATCAAGCCAAATACTTTGTTCTACTCTGACAGTTCCCTTTTGTTGCTTCTCAGTCTTTGGTCGCTTCATTTCAATCCATAATCCAGCCCATTTACCACGTCGAATAGGCAAGCAAACATCAGGAACTCCCGGCTTGACACCTTGCGCTTTCAATCGTGCTGCTGTGATCTTGTCACGAAACCCACCATTAGGAATAGCAAACAACCAACGTAGTTCAGGATACTTTTGCCTGACTTCTGGTGTTGCACTCCATATGAAAAGTGCCGTCTGGTGAGCAGCTTCCGTATCAGCTAAAGCGTACTTAGCAGGATCAATAAGAGCGTTCATAAATTTAATTCACAATTAAATGAGGTATTGAATATATAACCAATACACCAACTATAACTATACTAATCCAAAAGAATGAAAATTCAAACCAATCCCATTTAGTCATTTAACACCCATATATCTTAATTACATGGCCTATTGTCGGACCACTTGGACTATCAACTTTACAATAGTCAACATTGGAAATCATAAGATAACCTGCTGAAACAACAATAGCTATAATAAATATACAAGCTATAGCATCAGCTATTAAATCATTCATGTTTTAATCGCCAAAGAAATTCGTTTGTAAATCATTTTCAATTTCAGCAATAATATTTTCTTCTTCTTTCGTTGCTAAAAGAATTCGCCGTTTAACAATAAATAATAATTGTTTTATCATCCACGCTAAAGCTAAATCACGTTTTTCATTTATATTTGTTGGCTGTAACATCAATCCGGTACTTTCTTTGTCAACCAATTACCCATAGCTCTAGCACATTGGCGAGCATTCACAACCTTATCATGTTGGCAGTTAGCACCTTCAGCCATATCAGCCCACAATTTAACTAGATATCCGCTGAATACATCTTGTGCTCTTAGAACAAAATAAGGTTCATTTATTCCTTCGAGTTTCTTAAGCGTTCATTACCAAAACGATCATTTTGCATTTGGAGCGCTCCAAAAAGACTTCATCAATTTGATTTCATCCCTGATAGCTTCAATAATCCTCTTAGCTATAAATTCATTATTCATAGCCTCACAGCAATCCTCACATTGTTCAGGATCACGATATTCCTCTAGCTGAGTACCATCCTGATTACATATAATCCATATCTTATGACGGCAGCAAATCCAATAAGGTCCACCATCGGCTTCCTTGATAGCCTTAACAACACGTTCAACTATTAAACCATTAGGTTCTTGTTTAGACTTAATTGAAGTTCCTAAACCACCACCTAGACCTAAAACCATTTTAATTTATTCCTCATATTTAATAATCTAAATAATCATTACACAGTGGTATTTTCCCTACTTTATAACCTAATGGAATATGTAAATTGATTTCCAAACCAATCCATATTAATCTATCATAATCATCAATAATATATATCATATCTGAATACAATTTTTATACTCACCTTTGCTTGCATAACACGAGTACATATCTGAGTCAATCTTTATTCTTTTCTCTAAAAATTCGGCTTGTGTTTTAGCAGAACGCCCAAAATTCACAAACCAAATAGGAAGTTGACGATTAGCTTTAGCAAGTAAAGAATACATTTCATTAACAACATGAGTTCCTAAATCTTCATCCCATTCAACAATACATCCCCACACATTAGGATGTTGAATTATCTTAACTGCTCCATTACCCATTAACAAAGGATTTTTAGCAATACATTTTAATCCGTAATGATGTTCCATTAAATCGTAAACTTTTAATATATCTTGAACATTATAAGCATCAGGATTATCCCATTCTACATATTCAAAAGTCTGATCTACAGCCTTCATCGCTTGATTAGTAATATTAGTATTCCATCCTTCACCTGTGGGATCAATAACGCCTTCACCGTAATCTCGCGCCGTATCAGTATTGATTAGATATGGTCCAAGCTTACCTGAATTCTTTTCATCAAATAGATTACAATACTTAACAGCGATAATGTTTGATTGTTTTGATTTAGGACTATCATAACCAACTTCAATAATGCTATCAGCAGGAGCGACTACGCAACTAGCATCATTAAGACCAATTAAATAATAAAGCTTTTTATGTTGAAGTGGATTGATCATTTTTAATTTCCTTAATTATTAAATTTGAATATGCGCCGATTATCTACCAAGTTAAAAACAAATAGAAATGATAATATAATCCAAGAGAAATGAAATTCATTAGTTGATATACAAGACATTTCTAATTCCTCATTGTGCCTTCATGGCTACGCTCCTAGCGCCAATCCGGCAACTATACCCGCTAGGCTAGGTAATTAATGCGTTAGTTGATAACTTTTCCACTTCGGCAGCGCCAGGAAGCATCTTAACAGTAGGATTTAATTCCACAAGTTATCTATTTTATTAAACTGATGCTAACGCTCACCTGTTAGGAGAAATAGATGCTTCCTAACTCAATCCTTAATAATACTAATCGTTACTTTATCACCTTGCAATAACTCTGGTCTTTCATTCCCAATATATAAAGCTTCATAACTACCGCGAAGGTGAATAAACCAACCTAAGCTAACTTTATTGAATGTAGCAGTATTACCAACACCACTAATATATCGCGAGCGAAAGCGTTCCTCGACTTGATCAACAATTGAGCTAAATTTTATGATCATTTTTCTGGTTCAATTGAAATAAGATACCACATTCCAGAAAACAATTCAATCCACACAAATTTATATTTACCTGAATACATCAATTGTCCATTTAAATAAACTGAAGATAATTTTCTAATTTCTTCTTTGATTAACATTATTTAATCTCCACTGACAAGCACCAATCTCTTATTTTCAATTTAGCTTCATAAACTATTCCATCCTTATAATCATAATAATTATCAGGTGTCAAGGCTCTCAGCGCCGTCCAATCCTCCTGATGCTGCTCCTGCACCTTCTGACACCACTTGATTAGCTGATCCTTGGACCAGTTACCAGGAGGAATGGCTTTAGCAAAACTAGTTCCAGTTGGAATATGCTTGACAGTCCATCCCCAATCATCTTCACTCTTGACAACACCAAGATCATCTACTTGTATCCAAGTATGATCAACAGCTTTAGACCAATCGCTAGTCCATTTCATAATCTTAATCAAATACCCAAAAGATGATTAAGATAAGGATAAGTATTCCAATTTGATGCATCATTTTTAATTATCCTTCAATGAAGCGTCAATTGATTTTTCCCATACAGCATCATAAAATACAATATCAAACATATTATAATAATTATTACGCTGTTGGTCAGTAGGTTCACGCATAGCTACGATAGCTGCTTTACCTAAAATATTATATTGTATTTTACCATCTTTAGGACCGCCACTAAAAGATAATCCATCTAAAGTTTTTTCAATAGCTTTTACCACTTGTTCAATCATTTCATTTGACATTTCAACCTCCTATTATCACAAGCCATACAGCTATAGTTGATAGGAACAGCGTTAGTGCGACAGTAGCAAGTAGGTCTGAGGCGTAGCTATTCATTTCTTATTCCTATAGCTTAAAATAATTTCACGCCGCTTGCGGAACTCACCTATTACATTACCATCTTCACCACCAGCTATTTGTTCTGCATAATCCCAAACCATATCCATTAAAGCAGCTTTAGAAAGTTTTTCCATTTCCGTTAAATATTCTTGAGGTACAAAAACAGGAAGCTTATTTTTGAGGTTCATTTTACCCCTTCCTTTCCAGTTTGACAACAGCAGTTGCAAGAGCAATCAATGAAGCTTCATCCTCAATCCAATCCTTTCTTCGATCATCAAAAGAAAGACTGAGAGCAACTAGGAATTGATCAGGCTCTATATCGCCTCTGAGATATTGCTGACATACCTCGATAAGATCATCGATCATTTTTTATTCCTTCGCTTCAACATCATAAGCTCCTGCTCAGCATTATGAGCATTACGAGCTACCTCAAGCAACGCCGCACCTTCTTCCTCAGTTCCTAAAGCTTCTTGAACAAGCTTGAGCAAGGAACGATAATATTCTCGATTAGCTTGACCATATGTATGCATTTTTATTTCTCCATCCTTACTTCATGATTGCCAGTTGGAGAGGTTTATAACTGGCAACCATCAAATAAGCTAGAGAGCTTTTACTATCTCCCGCATGAACAACCTCCTAGGTTTGAGGTTTACAAGCTACAAGACTACAATACACTAATTCAGTTGGTTGTCAAATCCATTTATCGATTTCTTCCTTAGCCAAAGCAACTGTTGCTTTTTCACCACTATCTAAATAATGCTTTGTATTCATATTAAAAATAGTAAACCTAGCAACTAAACCGTTATCAGTCATAAATTGCCAAACATCGATAGCAATATTATTAATTTCTGCTCGTTCGCTACTGCGAAGCTTCTTCCAAGTTACTTCGATCATCTTCGCCTCCCACTCTCGATATCTTCATCATACACCTTTTCATTCCCTTGTCAACCATTTAAATAATTTAATTTACGATTTCCTCTATTATGGTATTTCTACAACACTTTCAAGCACTTAACTCACCCATCCTTAACTTATTGTTTCTATTATCATTTCTCACTTCTCTCAACAATATCAGTAGCTTAAGCTTATCTTGCATTGCAATATTTTATCCCGCATTGCAACAATGGTATCTAAATACTAGATGCTAATATTATCATGATTTCAAATACTTAAACAACCCATTCTTAAGCTATTGATCCTACTGACATTCTCTTGTTTTCCCCAAAATATCAGTGATTTACAGCATGAAACAAACTGAAACAATTATCAAGTCGATTTAGGCGTTTTATCAATGATTTCAATGGGTTGTAAACAAATAGCCACAAATCAATGGGTTAGAAATTCCTCAGTAAAATCAATCACTTAACTCTTATAAATTCCAGGAAATAGAGCCTGCTAACCCCTTGATTTCTCTTACTTATATTAATATATATTAGAATATAATAAGAAGAAATAATGTATATTAGGAGTTATCAAGGTTTTATTATTTAATGAAGTACCAACATTAGTTGTACCACTAAGTTGTACCACTTTCTTGTACCTCTTTAATTATTTAACCTAAAGTATCTGACAGACAGAAATATACAGAGCGATATATTTTATACTTCAATATATTCCATCTAAACTCTTGAAATCGCTAATAAAAATCGATATTTTTACCCCATATATTTTGTTAAGAAATCCCGATAAATGGCTGCACCCAATATTATCCTAGCTCTAACTCATTGATCTATCTCACATTGTGGGGAAATATGTGACATTTCAACAACATAGCCAATCTCAATGAATTATTTGATTTTGATGCTTGACAACAGTTTCTAAGCATGAAATAAACAGTTTACCAAAGCAGGAATCTAGAAAAATGTTAAAATTAACCAAAGCTCAAAGAAACTGGTTAATCTCTATGAACCGGCATAGGCAATGGATTATAGGTCCAGGACGCAAAATGCGATATTTTCTCACCTCAAATGGTTTAATTGAACAAAACAAAGAAGGTGCATGGAGAATAACACAAAAAGGAATTAACTTAATAACTCCATCTTCCTAAGAAAGAATGCTCGTTGAGTTGTTCCGTGCTTCGCAGAGAGTTCAACCTTATTAATTTCTCTAATTACATCACCATCAATCATGTTCTGAAGTGTTCGTTTGAGAGCCATTGTTGATCCTAATCTATCTAATCTAAATGCTGAACTAGCTATCAAACGTCTGCTCAAATAGGCATATGGAATAATTTTACTTTCATATATATTCCGCTCAACACCATAAGATGATGCACGTTCCCAACCAATATTAAAATAATCTCTAATTACTCGAATAACTTCTTCTGTTTGCTTACTCTCACTTGATGATTTACCAATCTCCCCACGATCAAACTTACCTGACAATGCGCGAATATCATTTTGAACCATATTAATTGACCATTGAACATATTCAGGAAGTACAATTGGATCAGACATATTAACACCAATGGCAATAAGAGCAGATAGCTTCAAGACTTTCATATGCGCGCGGTTCCAGAGTTGCCGTAAAACCTCTTTCTGTGTAGCGTTAATTTGATCATCGGCAAATTTATCGAATTTCTTCAACAATTCTTCAGCATCTTTTGATGAAGCTATATTAATTACTCGCTTGTTGTACATAATCATTTCACAATTGGCGGCAAGCGAAGCAAACTTTTCAATCAATGAGAACGAAGGTTGAGCTTCAAGGTGAGTGTGGGAAAGTGCTGGTCTCGCACCTTCATATTCAACAATAAGAAATCGAGGTAGCAAACCATCAGCAATCATGTCCTCATTCAATGCACCATAAAATGTTGAAGGTGTACTTTCAGCAAGAATTGTGAATGAAGGCGAAACAGTTACATCAATGTTTTTATCCCTATCGGCATAAATTGTAGGACGAAATGATTGACCAAAGCCAGATTTGTGATATAAGTCTAAAAGCATTCGTTTGAGAGCTTTTTCAGCCGAATTGGAATGTGGGTTAGCTAACGCTTCTAATCTGAGACCGAATTCACCTAAGATGGAAACAAAACACTGAGAGACTTTATTCAAATGTTTGATAAGAGCTTGACCACTTGCAATTTCGCTTGGACCGATGAAACCGATAGAGGTAGGAACTTGGAGGCGAATGGTATTCATCAAACGATCTATTCCACTTGCCATTGCCTCCTTACCAGTATTATGATGAACTGTGAAATCAGCAGTTAAATATAAATGATCACCATCTAAGGTAAATCCAAAATATTCACTATCAGAAAGTAATTCAATTTTAAATCCAGTTACTAACACATCTTTCTTTTGCTGGCGAGCTTTTGATTTCTTATATTCTAAAACAAGAGGTAATTCACTTGTATTACCGCTAATGCTAACTCTATAATAAGTTCCACCTGTTCCATTTTGAGAGAGTTTTTCACAAGATTTTACATAAGCTGCATAACCAAGACTACGAGCAATAAATACTACATCTTCAGCTAATTGCTTAGATTTAGAAATATAATCGTATGTATTACCGTTTGTTAAATTTCCATCAGTATCAAGTAAGCCAGCTAAAATTGCCATACGATCAAAACGAGAAGCAGTTTTATATATTAATGGAATAAATTTGTTTTCAGCTTTCTTTAACCATAAATTTAAATTTTGAATAGCAATTTGTAATTGACTTTGACGACCATAATATACAGCGGAATAAGGATTTTTAATATAATTATCTTGAAAAGATTTATTACCAGAAACTTGAGTTGTGACAACTTTCATATCAAAATGAAATTTAATAATATTTTTTGCTTTATTTCTAATACTTTCATCTTGACTGGTTAAAGCAATCCTAGGGCCAAATTGACCATCACCAATCATTGCTCCTAAAAACCAAGGATCAATAGGCAAGTGATTAGATTGAGTAAAATTTACCGCTTTACGCTCAAGTTTATTTCTATGTTTAAATTCATGATTTTTATTAATCCAATCACATACTCGAATATTAGTTCTTTTTCTTGTAATTGTATCCACAAGAGATAAAATATGATTAATATTGACAATGAATTCTTGCCCCTTAGTAGGAATAATTTTAACCATTTGTTCTTTACCACGAGCAAGATTTAACACTTGACGTGATGAACTATCATAGCCCATAATAAGCTCATTAATTTGAATATCTTCTACGTTCTTTGTGGAACCATCATACATAAGAATTTTAGTTCCACGAGTATGACAACCTGTCTGTGCGAGTAGGAGGACATATTGGTTCAAACCTGTGCCACTAATATTATAGGCACGCCCACAAACACCAGCCATTAAGCCAATGGCAGCAGCTAAGGCAATCTCAGGGACAGGGCGGGGAGCAGCTGCATAGATAAATTGAGCAATCTCACCAAGCAAACCAGGAGGAATTTGAAGTGGAACATCATTTAAACGTGAATGGATGGTTGAATGTTGTTTTAGGACTTTTTTTTCTTGGTTTTTTAATTTATCTTCTAATGCAATTTTAAAGCCATCAAAATCTATCGGTGGCAACATACGATCAAACGACTTATTAATCATCCATATTAAATAATCTTTACGTTTAGCTTTATCTCTAGTTCCAAGGCTAGATTTGTGGAAGATACGTATGATTTGGTTTCTGTTTTGAGTATAGAATGCAACAATATCAATAAATGCGAAGTCTGCTTCGGATTGAGAAGGATATAATGATTGCCATTTTCCGCTGTAAAGATTTTTAAATTTATCTCCGTTGGCAGCATTAGAAGCTTGTTCAATGATTTGTTCATCTGTTTGCTTTTCCTTGTTGCTACCTCTGTAAACATTTGTTGCTATTCCTCCTGAACCCATTTGTTCATAAAGTTGAGTGAGAATATGTTGACGATCAACAATTGGCTTGTTATTATAAACTTGACCAGTAAATGCAGCGTAACGACTTGATGAATATATTTCAATATAACTTCGTCGCCTGCCTTGTGGTATTGAACCTTTAATTATTATGTGTAGACCTTTACCAGAAGGTGAGATTTCAGACCAACTATCGAATTCTTTATATATTTTTAATTGTCGATCTAGCGCAACATTATCACCTTCCGTATCATCCAAATCAATAAATGTATAAGGGTCGCTATCAGTAAACACAAAACCAATCCCGCTATAACCATTGGATAGATTATTAAGCACATTATCAAAACTAGACCAAGTGTCAGGATCACTAACACTCGCGAGCATATGCCTGATTGAATAAGGAACCTTCGTAGGCTTGGAAGCTCCAATATCTTCATTTTTCCACAGCACCCACTGATTTAATGCTTTCAATTCATCGGGAATATTGTTAAGAGATTTGCGCAATTCTTTTAGAATGTCGAAATAAGACACTTCGCACTTGCCCTCAAAAGATAGATTAATTCAAGCCTTCGAGATTTGCTTGATTATTTAATGCTATTCTTATTATTTGAGATATAGAAATGCGTTTCTTTAATCTTTGTTCGAAGCTTGATCGAAGCTTGATTAATAGTTCATTATCTTCTTGAGATAGGGCGATGCTGATGCGATGCTCTTTACCATTTGTGGGCATATTTTTATTCGCCTTTAAGTTGAAAAATGAGTGAGGGTTGCCTAGCTGGCACAAAAATAATTAAATCGTCAAGTAGTGAACTCGCTTGACTTGAAAATTTTAGGTAGGTAGACTTGTGATTGTCTTAATGGTGATATTCAAATGTATATTTATCCTCTTTATAATATTGAACCTAGCGGTTTACCAAAACAAAATGTTTATGTTGATTTTGAAGATCATACAATTATTTGGTTTGCAGAAACAGGTGAAGTAAAAACATTTTGTAATAACTATACAACTTATGAAGTTAAAAATTATAGTTGGGAATTAAATATATGAATAATAAAATTGTTGAAATGGTTCCTACCAAAACTGATTATGAAACAGCTAAAGAAATAAAAGAAGAAGTGATTAAGCTCTATGAACCACTTCTCAAGCTATTAGCTGATGCTAATCGCAAAGGCTTTCAAGTACAAGTTGGCTGTGGTTTAGGTCCATTAGGTAATTATGTTATTCAACAGCTTCAAATAGTGAAAGTATTTAAGGATGAATAATAATGGCTTTTGAATTTGATATAGCTGTTAACGATAGTAAATGGAAGCGAGTAAATCGCCGTATGATAAATTGGCAAGAGAAAAGAAAGTAATAGATAACTTCCTAGATTTATATGGTCCCTTAAGTAAAAACAAATCTATCTATTCGAATTCATAAGGTAATTGAAAATGACTAATAAATTTGAAACATGGGGAGTTAGTCATAAGGATAACTTTTGGTCCTCAACTCCTGCTTGGCCTAATCGTCAAAACTTATCTGTTCCTATTCCTTCGCCTGATCCTATGACACTTTATGACGCTATGTCACGTGATGAAGTGCTAATTGAATGGGACCAGCGCAAGCGACAATTGGAGAAGGCTAAAGAAGCGGAAATGGAAATGCGCCAGTACATAGTCAAGCGTGCATTCCCTGATCCAAAAGAAGGAGTAAACCGAGTTGAGCTTGGTAATGGTTATGAATTAAAAGCAACTGTTAAATATCATTATAATCTCGATAGTGATCTTGACAAGGTTGAAGCAGCGTTAGAAGCCATTGAAAAAGTTGGTAATATTGGACCTTTTATGGCCGAAAGGCTTGTAAAATTCGAGGCAAAATTTCTATTGACAGAATACAGAAAATTATGTGACCCTCTTGCGGGGGAAGATGAGAAAAAAATTAAGAAAATAATTGATAGCGTTCTTACAATAATAGATGCTTCTCCTACATTAGAAATTAAAAAACCAAAGTGAGAATATCTGGTATATATACTATTTTAAATATAGTAAATAATAAACTATATATTGGAAGCGCTATATATATTAAAGCTCGAATTAATGGACATAAAACAGAGTTAAATCAAAAAAGACATGGTAATTCATATCTTCAAGCAGCATGGAATAAATATGGAGCTAATAATTTCTTTTTTATTATCTTAGAAACTATTGAAGATAAAACAAAATTAACTGAAAGAGAACAATATTATATAGATGTGTTTTCATCAAATAATAGAAAAATTGGATATAATTTAAGACCTTTTGCAAATAATAACATAGGTGTTAAACATTCAGAACAAACTAAACTAAAACTGTCAAAAATTAGTAGAGGAAGAAAACTTACAGAAGAAGCTAAAATTAAATTATCCTTGGCTATAAAAGGAATAAAAAAATCTTCAACTATAAATATGCGCAAACCTAAATCAGAAGATCATAAAAGAAAATTATCATTAATTCGTCAGGGAACGAAACTTTCAGAAGAAACTAAGATTAAAATAGGTAATAGTGGGCGAGATAAAAGTAAGTGGCCATGTGAAGATGGTAACAAATGTAAATGCGAAAAATGTAAAGCAAAAAGAAACGAGTATTATAGAAATAAATATCCGTTATATAGAAATAATCTTATAGGAAGTAGATTAAGAAATGAAGAAGGTGATTGATAGTGTGCTTACGATTACTGATGCTGTTCCAACATTAGCGATTATAGAGCCAAAGGTGAAAAAGAAATGAATGAAGGTAAATCATTAGATTACATAAAAGGATGGCAAGATGCTGTGAATTTTGGTAAGCATCCTAAAATTTTAGCTATAGAAGAAGTTGATGATTTATTAAAAAAGTGTGAAATAGGAATTATTCAAGGGCCTTCTAATTCTTCATGTGATATGATAGTTCCTGCTGAAGCATTACACGAATTATTAATGTTATGGAAAATAGTTAGATTAAAATGAAGAAGCAAAAATTTCATGGTGAATTTGCTTATTCTGAAAAGGATAAGCTATGAACATGAACGATTTAAGACCTGCTAAAGATTTTGCTTGTAGATTTGGTGTTAAATGCATTATCTATGGCCCACCAGGATCAGGCAAAACGCCTCTAATCAATACTGCTCCTAGACCTGTTCTATTAGTTACTGAACCTGGAATGCTTTCTATGCGTAATTCTACTGTTCCAACATTTCAAGCTTTTAGTGGTAAGCTTATTGATGACTTTTTCACTTGGTTCTTTACCTCTGCTGAGAGCAAAAATTTTGATACAATCGCTATTGACAGTATTAGTCAATTAGCTGATGTTTATTTGCAAGAAGCTTTAAAGGGCATTAGCAAAAGTGGTCAGAAGAAACATGGTTTAGCGGCATATGGTGAAATGGCTACGAATGCACTTGAACACTTAAATGCTCTTTATTTTACTCAACATAAGCATACTTACTTAGTAGCCAAGCAAGAAATCATAAGCGAGAATGGCTTAACTTTGAAACGTCCTTATTTTCCAGGTAAGCAACTCCCCGTCGAAATGCCACATAAGTATGATGAAATCTTACAACTTGATATTCAAAATATACCTGGATATGGTCAATATAAAGCTTTTCGTTGCATAGGTTCAATTGATTGTACTGCTCGTGATAGAACCGGAATGTTGAATGAATTTGAACCTCCTGACTTCAGCGCATTAGTGAAAAAGGCAATGCAATAATGCCTAAGTCTGAACTATTTGATTTAGCTGCTAAGAAAGTTGGTGAAACGAATAAAGCTTTTCGCTTATTCGATGGCGTTAAGACTGAATGGGTTCCTAAATCACAAGTTGAAGATAATGGCGATGGAACGTTTACAATGCCAGAATGGTTAGCAGTTGAAAAGGGTTTTGTATGACCGCTACTAAATTAAACGTATCAATAGCTACTTTCAATGAAATAGCTAATGCTTTGGAGCAAAAAGGTCTGAAGCTTTCCAAAGATGACACAATCATCTTAGGAAAAGATATCAGCTTACAACCTCCTATTGACTATCGTTTAGTTACTATTCGACGTGATTGTGTAACTGAAGCAGCTAAGGTTTCTGATGGTTCAGGGGATTTTATTGAATTAGTTGATAAAATATATCAATTTGTATTATACGGTAAGAAAGAAGATAAGTTAATAGAAAAGGCTAGTTCAATACTTAAACAAGATAATAAATTTGTTATAAGAGAAATGAAAGAAGGATGGAAATAAATGAGCGAGAATAAAGGTTGGGTTGATGATAATGAAATTAAAGATACTGATGTAACTAAAGAACTTATTGATAAGATAGCAACTAAGAAACATCGACAAGAATTAAAAATACAATGCCTTTCAATAGCTCATCAACCTGATAAAACACCAGAACAAGTTGTTGAAAGAGCTAAAGCTTATTATAACTTTGTGAGGACATAATGCATACTTCAACCTTTGAATATTTAATGCCAACAGATAAACAAAAAGACGGAATGGCTCGTGTAAGAGCCGCAGCTAAAGCCTTCAGTGATGTATTAGAAAAAGAATTACCGGAAGGGCCAGATAAGACATTCTGCATTCGAGCCCATCGCTCTAATACAATGTGGGCAAATGTAGCTATTACTCGTTTGCCTGATGGTACACCACGACCTGATAACGAGCTTCCTAAAGCTTTAACAGACTAATCCAAATCAGAAAGGAAACTATTAATGTGCCCATATGAAGCCAGTTTTGATGCCTCACAGTTTACTCCTAGTCAAGCGCAAGGTGCACATCCTGCTGGTGTCTTTGATGCTACTATTTCGAATACCTTAATCAAGCCAACTAAGGCTGCAGATGGTGGATTGTTTGAGGTTGAATTCAGCACTAACAGCGGAAGGATTTCTAATCGTTATAATCTTTGGAACCCTTCGCCTCAAGCCGTCGAAATTGCCCACAAAGAACTTTCAGCTTTATGCTATGCTACTGGCATTTTCAAGCTTGATTTTCGTAACGATGGCGCTGCACTTCGCAACGCTCGTTGTAAGATCGAAGTGGCTAAGCAAGCCAACAGCGAATATATGGAAGTCAAACGAGTGTTGGATATGAATGGTAATGAACCGGGGCGCGCGCCAGCGCCAGCGTCTGTTCCTATGACGCGGGACGCTAATGGCGGATGGGGAGCACAAACCGAACCAGCAAAGCCCGCAGCGCTAGCAGGATGGAGTTCAACACAAGCACAACCTCAGTCTAATCCTCCTGCTAATCCCAATGCTCCGCCTTGGGCTCAGAGATAACTTAACAATCCATTCGTTTGATAGCCAATAATTACTCCCCTTTATTGGCTATCATTTTTGAGGAATAAAGTAATGAGCCAACTTGCAGACTGGAAGTCTCATAAAATCATCAAAGCTGGAAAAATCTTAGCGTTCCCTCCTAGCTTTAACGGTCCTATAACTGTCGAGGATGTTAATGGCGCGGAATGCAAGATTGACATGCCACCGAATGCTTTCGTGCGAGGACGACCTAATTTAGGCGATTACATCGTGATTTATGATGACGGCTATAAATCATGGTCTCCTGCTAAAGCTTTTGAAGAAGGTTATACAAAAATTAAGTAAAATACCAATGAAAGGGAAACGTATTATGATTGAAGACACAAACATTGAACGTCCTGAAATTTTTGCTCCACCTAATCATGCTGCGCGAGTTGAGCAAGCTACTAAATTAACTGCTCAAACTATTCGTAATGCTTGTGATGCTGCTGGTGAAACTGTTTTAGCATTAGTGACAGAAGCAGAACAAAATTTAGCTTGTGTTCGTGTAGATGCTGAAAAATTTGTAGCTACCTTCAAAGATATTGGTGGTCAATATGCTGATAGAATTGAAGTAGCTTTATCAACTGTAACTGATACGATGATAGCTATTAAGAAACAACATGATTTAGTTACTAAAATGTTAGATATAAAACATGTTGATGAAGAAGCAAAGAAACGTGGTATTAAAGCAGTTGAGGATGCAGTTGAGCAGGTTAAGGCTGCTCAATGATTTATCGATTAAGTTTTATAACAATTGTATTAATATGCTGGTTTAGTTTTATGCTACTGACCAACTGTTCACATTCTGAACGATTAGATAATAAGCCAGAATGTGAGATAAATTGTAAGCGATAAATTATCATTTATGATTAAGCAGCGGACATGGATGAACTCGAACGGCTGATTGAAAAAGTTGAAGGTCCACTACCTGTCCGCATGGAAGGCGGCGAAGAAATCTGGCGACTCGAATTAAACCGCGACGAACGGAATGTGCTTGCGGAAGCTCTGTACGTCGCGCTGTCCAAAGGAAAGCGGACATGATGGGTATCTGGCCGGCTCCAAAAACACATGCTGAGTTCATGCGGCTATTCAACTGCTTCAATCGTTGGGTACTGGCGTTCACCGTTATAGATCAACCGCGCGCCGTCGCGCCGGAAGATTGGCCACCAAACTTTTGGTGGGAGTGTGCGTGCGGAAAATCGATCACTTCTGCTTAGTGGACCTTATCAAATGCGTGAAGGCGGCTATGACGAAATGACTATTGCCAATGGGCTCAAGAAGCTCGAAGGCAGTCTAGCGTTTGGGTGCAATGATAGTGCGGCTGATCTGGTCAGACGCGCGCGAGAGGAAATTGATCGGCTAGAGAGAATGAGTGCTCAGGCGTTCAGGATTGGTGTCAGCAATCAGGATCGCATTGTGGCACTCGAAGAGGCAATCCATCGAACGCGAACACGGCTAGAAAGGTACTGCAATGAGGTAAACGCCGGCCGAATGCCAAGCGATGCGCGTGAATTCATGCGTCGCGTCCAACTTGGATTTGATTCGCTGATGGAAGAAGCGAACGCCATAACCAAAGCGACGTCACTCAAGGACGAATAGTGATTAATCTATCTCTCAAAGACGATCGTAATACTTTAGCTGCTCGCATTAAAAGCGACATTAATGAATATTGCGAAAAAACATATAACGATGGTCATAGGGATCATCTTGGTGCTTCGATTATGGGCGAAGCTTGTAATCGTAAGCTTTGGTATACTTTTAGATGGGTGAAAGAAGAAATTCATGATGGTCGAATGCAGCGTTTGTTTCAAGTTGGTAAAGATGCTGAGCCTAGATTTATTAAGTATCTCATGGATATAGGGTTTGAAGTAAAAGCAATAAATCCTGTATCTATAAATCAATTTCGCATTAGCTCTTGTAACGGACATTATGGTGGTTCATTAGATGGAATGTGTAAAGCTCCTGCTCGATATGAAATCTCTGAAGATTTAATATTTCTAAATGAATTCAAAACTAATGGTACTGGTGCAGGATTTACTAATGTAGAAAAAGATGGTATATTCAAGAGCAAGCCTAAGCATTATGCTCAACTTTGCCAGTATGGATTTCATTATCAATTAAAATATGGTCTTTATATAATTGAGAATAAAAATGATAGTGATTTGACTGTTGAGATAGTTCCTCTTGATTGGAATTTAGGAGCTCAATTAGAGAATAGAGCTAACCAAATTATTCAAAGTCAAACACCACCTGAACGCATCAGTGATCAACCAAGCTACCAGGAATGCAAATGGTGCCACTTTCAAAGTATATGTCATTTTGCTGAGGAAGTAGAAAAGAATTGTAGAAGCTGCAAGCAGGCTAAACCTGTTGAAAATGGTGAATGGTTTTGTTCAAGATTTAATGATAAGATACCTAAGGATTTTATTAAAAAAGGCTGCGAATATCATGCGACTATTAATATCTGATGGACTAACAATATCTCGTCAAGACGCACTAAAAAATAATTTATCTCGTTATAAGGGAGATAAATGTTTAAAAGGTCACACAGGCATTAGATATACAAACAATGGAAATTGTGTTGAATGTAAAAGAGAAGAATATATTCCAACAGGAAGGAAAAGAGGAAAAGAAGCTGATCCCAATAAGGAATTAGCTAGAAAAAATGGGGAAATATATTTTTATTCAGGCAAACCATGTAAAAGAGGACATTTAGCGAAAAGGCGAATGCAAAGCGGCTCATGTTACGAATGTGATCGTTTATGTTACAAATTAAAAGAAAAGGATTATGGCTTACGATCTAAATATAATATTACCTTAGAAGAATATAATAAAATGTTTTGGGAACAAAACGGTAAATGTGCTATATGTGATAACGAAGAAAGCATAATTGATCCAAAAACAAATAAAGCAAAAAAATTATCTGTTGATCATTGTCATGAAACAGGAAGAATTCGCGGGTTGTTATGCGGTAATTGTAATAGAGGAATTGGATTACTAAATCATAATGTTAAATTGATTAAAAAAGCAGCCTTATACTGTGAGGCTGTATGATAGAGTTGCGTCGTTATCAAGAAGAAGGTTTAAATGCTATTTGGGATTATTTTCAAAAAGGAAATAATGGCAATCCTGTTTTAGCTTGGCCAACAGGAACAGGTAAATCAATCGTTCCAGCTATTTTTATAAAACATATAATGAAAATTTGGCCAACACAAAGATTTTTATTATTAACTCATATTAAAGAATTAATATCTCAAAATTCTCAAGTAATGAAATTAGTTTGGAATAATGTACCATTAGGATTATTCAGTGCAGGATTAAAAGAAAAAAATGCAGTGATGCCTGTAGTATTTGCAGGCATTCAAAGTGCTATAAGAAGTCCAAGTATCTTTGGGCATAGAGATATCATATTCATTGATGAAGCTCATTTAGTATCACAAGACGAAAGCTCTATGTACCTCACTTTCATCGCGACAATGAAATTGATTAACCCACAAATTAAGATTATAGGAATGTCCGCTACTCCATTCCGCATGGGTCAAGGTTATATAACTGATGGAGGACTTTTTACCGATATAGTTCATAACTTAACAGGCATCGAAGCATTCAATCGAATGATCGCAGAAGGCTATTTGTGTCCAATGATACCACGACGAACGAAGATTGAATTAGATGTAAGTCAAGTTGGTATGGCAAAAGGCGATTTTATTGGTAGTCAATTACAAGATGCTGTAGATAAGAAAGATATAACTTATAATGGCTTGAAAGAAGTTATCGCGAGTGGTGAAAATAGACGTTCTTGGTTAATTTTTGCATCAGGTATTGAACATGCTGAACATATTGCTGCTATGCTTAGTAGTTTCGGGATCGATTGTGCCGCTGTTCATAGTAGGCAACAACCTGAGTACAATGATAAGGCGATATTGGCTTTTAAAAACAATGAGCTACGTTCTATTGTTAATTATAGCAAGCTTACAACTGGTTTTAATCATATTTATATAGATTTAATCGCTGATTTTCGTCCAACAATGAGTATACCACTCCACATACAGAAGTTAGGCAGAGGAACACGTCCCGCTTTGGGCAAAAGCGATTGTTTGGTCCTTGATTTTGCTCGTAATGTACCACGCTTAGGACCAATCAATGATCCTATTATACCTCGCAAAAAAGGCGATAAACAAGGCGAAGCTCCTGTAAAGATATGCGATGCTTGCGGAACTTACAATCACATGCGAGTAAAGTTCTGTACTTATTGTGGGGAAGAATTTCACTTCAAGAATAAATTAGTTGCGAAATCTGGGACAGAAGAAATCTTGCGTTCTGATTTTCCTATTGTTGAAACCTATGATGTAAGTAAAGTCAGCTATGTAAAAAAAGGTAAAAACGAAAAATCATACTTGCGAGCTACTTATTATTGTGGTATGCATATGTTTGGTGAGAATGTATTTCCTGAACATGGTGGATATGCGACAAAGCTATTTCGTTCCTGGTGGCGGCAACGCCATACAATTGAACCGCCTAAAACTACTGATGAAGCTTTAGCATTTATGAATGAGTTACGAACACCTAAGAAAATTCGCGTATGGGTGAACAGGCGGTATCCTGAGATATTGAATTGTGAGTATTGAGAATGTCTTTACCAAAAACTTTATCATTTGAAAGAATTGAACGAGGAGCTAAAGTGATAGCTCTTTATCTTAAATTAACTAAAGATTTATCATTAAATGTAAAATGCTATTATTTAGTAGGAAGTGATGAAATAGTATTACACATAATTTATAATGATAAATATTATAAAAGATTAATTTTATATAAAGAATTGTTAATGGATATAGATGATTTTCAAGAACAAATCACTATACCATTCCTAAAAGAATTAATGCCGAACGAATTAAAATTTATTTATCAAGATTGTTCATGAACATTAAACCTTCACTTCGTTATGAAACTATTCTTGAGCTTAAAGCATCAATGAATAATGCTTTAACAAGAGCATTAGAAAATGAGCATCATTATCCATATCGAAATTGTCTTAGTTGTAGTCATTTTACTGAGGCTAAAGAACTATGCAATTATTGGCAAGCTAAGCCTCCGGTAAGAGTTTTGGTATATGGCTGTGAGAAACATAACGATATAAGCGATATTCCTTTTTAATTATGGTTAAATATAATTCACAAACACCATTATTTAATGAAGCTAAGAAAAAAACTCGCGATGATATGGCTGAAGTATATAAAACAATTCAAAAAGATAATCATGCTTTAGCTAGACTACTTTATAAAAAAATGAAGTGGTGCGAAACAGAATTAATAAATAAAATAATTAATGGCGAAATTCTATAAATGCCGCGTCCTCGTAAAGTTAAACTTACTGAAGTCAAATCATCTAGTTTCCTAGACGCTCTTAAATTTCTATCTTTGATCACTAAGGAACAAGGATCGCCCAATGAGACGCATATCTATCTAAGCTCTAAATGGGCATTCTGTTTCAATGGTACAATCTCTGCTGCTACTCCAATCACCGAAGATATTAATTGTTGTCCTAATAATTCGCTAATTATTGAGGCTTTATCCAAGTGCAAAAATGGTTATTCATTCAATTTAAATGAAAACAAACTTTCACTTAAATCAGATAAATTTAAAGCCTTCATTCCTTGTATTGACCCCACAATTTATCAATTAACTGTTCCTGATCCTCCTACACTTCCAATTGATGATCGTTTTCGTTTGGCTATTGAAGCTGTAAATGTATTTCCACATATGGAAAGCTCAGAAAGTATTGTATTGCTTTCAATTTTAATGAATGGGCAAACTGTTGTGGGAAGTGATAGTAAGGTTATATTTGAATATTGGCATGGATTAGAATTACCATTAGGATTATCAATTCCTAAGACATTCGCAAGTGCATTTATTAAGATAACAAAGAAATTAATCAAATTTGGCTATTCACAGTCAAGCGTAACATTCTATTATGAAGATCAAAGTTGGATTAAAACTCAACTTCATGCTAAACTTTGGCCTGATATATCAGCGATCTTGAATAAGACTAGTAATCCTTATCCACTTCCGGCCGACTTTTTTGATGCTCTTGTCGCTGTTGCCCCATTCAGCCAAAATGGACAGGTCTACTTTGATGCTGGAACCATGCGCAGTCACTCAGAAACAGGGGTAGGAGCGAGTTTCGAGGTAGTGGGGCTACCACGAGGTCCAGTCTTCCCTGCGAAGCAACTGGCGCTCCTGAAGCCTTGGGCTGAGACCGTCGATTTCCTCGTACCAGGACCACACCAGGGATCAACAATGTTACTTGCCTATGGTTCTAAGATGCGGGGAGCGATTGCAGGACGATCATGAAACTTAACCTTGATCTAAGCACACGAGAAAATATCGAAGAAGCAGTCGCACATGTTTTAACAATGTCTGAATTTCCTAATATTATAAAACAATATCAAGATTTATATAAAGTAATTGGTGATATGGATATTGAAACTACAATAGCACTTGCAATTTTAGCTTATGCAATTGAAGTTAAAGATGAATTAAATTAAATGCTTGACGAATTAGGCTTCATAACAACTGAAAAAAAAGTTCAATTAAAGCCTTATGTTGCAAGGCAATCTAAAATCTATGAATTAATGAATGATCAAGAAATACAAATAGGAGCGGGAGGAACGCTAATATTAGATACTGAAACCTACATCAATTATTTTATCATTGCATTCAAAGATATTAAAACAGGTAAGATTATTAGATTTGAATTAAATAATCAATTTGATAAACTAAAGCTATCATGGATAATGCATAGTTACCGTATTGTAGGATTTAATAGTATAAAATATGATCTTCCTTTGATTTGGCTCAGTTATGCTCATCAGAATATTAAAATGCTGAAGGAAGCTTCTGATGTTTTAATATTTGATAATATTTTTCCTAATGAACTTCAAAGACAATTTAATTTCCAAATTCATAAAACTAATCATATTGATCTTATTGAAGTATGCCCACTAAAAGGGAGCTTGAAACTTTATGCCGCTCGTCTTCATTCTAAACGTATCCAGGATTTACCTTTCGATATCAGTAAACCTCTGACTAAAGAACAAATTGAAATAGTTGCTGATTATAATCTTAATGATCTTGATGCAACAGAATTGATATTTAATTTCTCCAAAGAACGTCTTGATTTGCGTCAAGTAATAAGCATAGAATATAAACAAGATTTAATGAGTAAATCTGATGCACAAATTGCAGAAGCAGTCATATCGAGTGAAGTTCAAAAGATTAATGGGCGATATCCTAAGCGGCCTATTATATCTCCTGGAACTACTTATAACTATAATATGCCGCATTACATTGACTATCAAATATTTGTTCTCAAGAAGCTCAAAGAAGAAATCAGCAATGCTAAATTTATAGTCAATCAGTATGGAAGGATTGATCTTCCAAAAGCATTAACAGAAACATCAATCAATATCAATAAATCAGCTTATAGACTTGGTATAGGAGGTTTACATAGCTTTGAAAAGAACGTTTCATATATCGCTACTGAACAAAATTTAATTATTGACCGCGATGTTTCTTCTTATTATCCTACCATTATTCTTAATCAAGGCTTATATCCCTTACATATGGGGAAAGCTTTTATCGAAGTCTACAAAGGAATAGTTCAACGTCGATTAATAGCTAAAAAGAATAAACAATATACAATAGATAAAGGATTAAAAATTGCTATTAACGGTTCATTTGGAAAATTAGGTTCTATGTGGTCAATTCTTTATTCTCCTGATCTTATGATACAAATCACAATAACAGGTCAATTAACTTTGTTAATGCTTATTGAAATGATTGAGTTAGCAGAAATTCAAGTAATTTCAGCTAACACAGATGGTATAGTTATTCTATGTTCTAGCGATCGCGAGGCTGATTTAGAAAAAATTATTAAAAAATGGGAAAATTTGACAGGATTTTCTACAGAAGAAACTCGATATAAAGCCTACTATGCTCGTGATGTTAATGCATATTTTGCTGTGAAAATGAATAATGAAATCAAAGTTAAAGGACCATATTCAGAGATAGGATCACAATCAGGAACTCAACTTGATAATAATCCTGCTTCATTGATATGTTCAGATGCAATAAAAAAACTCTTAGGTGAGAATATTCCGATTGAAAAAACTATTCAAGAATGTCGAAACTTAGAGCGCTTCGTAACTGTACGTAACGTCAAAGGTGGAGCGCATAAGGATCAACATTATTTGGGAAAAGTTATTCGCTTCTATTATGCTAAAAATATTGTAGGTACAATTAATTATATCTTATCAGGAAATAAAGTACCTGATACAGAAGGCGCAAAACCAACTATGGATATGCCTGAACAATTCCCTGATGATATTAATTATCGGTGGTACATTGATAAGACAAATGAAATTTTATACGAAATAGGTTATTATAAGGAAACTAAGTTTTTTTAAATCACTTAACAAAACCTTTTCCATGTTTTAATTCTTTAACATCATCTTCAATACGAGAAATTCGAGTATCTTGAACAGCAACTTCAGTTAAAATACTACCAAGCTTATCAAATGAATTATTTAATATCTTTAGATTTTCGTTCATTCCATCCATTTGAACTTTTAAAACTCTTACATCAGATTTAATCATAATAATAAATACTATTCCAGCAGCTAAATAGCCAACAATTTGAGCAATTTGTAATATAGTTGAAAATTCCATCTTATTATTTTCTTTCTAAGAACTTCAATATGTTTATCTGAAATAAAACCCAACCGGCGGAAGCTGCTGACATAGCTAAATCGCCGGTTAGAATAATATTAACCCAACTTTAATTGTAGGCCATTAAGCTTGGTAGGCAATTAAACAATTCCTAGTGTAGTTCTAATCAAGCTAATACCTTGTTCAATTGCTGTTTCAGTCTTAGGTCCAAGCCAACCATCTTCTATAAGTGGTGGATTAAGATTAAGGACTTTATTCAATAAAGCTTGAAGGTCTTTAATCGCTTGAGAAGGATGCGGTACAGTAGTATTATTTGACGGTAATGTTGGTGTTTTCCAATTGTTAGCAGCATAATTAAGAAATGAAAGAATAGCTTGACCAAATGTTATAAGGTCCATAATATCACCTATTTAAATTGTAGGAGGAGTAGCATTTTCTTTTGCCACTTTTGCAAGATCAGGATCAAGAATAGTAATTGTATTTCCCTTAACTTCTGTTGCATTCATTTTAGCAACTGATGCGATAGTGTTGGCTTGAGTATGAATATAAATACCCCAAGCAACAGGAGCGATCATAAGAAGTCCACCAGCTATAGGTTGCCATTGTGCTCCCGTGATTAATCCATAGGTAGTCAAAAATGTACCAATAATTTGTAATGCATCACGAACAATACTCATAAATTGATCTGAGTTCATTTTATCCGTCCTTTCATTAGACAATTTCCAATTTAACTTTAGTTAATCCTTCATCTTCTTCAGTTTCAGGATCAGAAGCTATACCTAAAGCTACTGCTCCTGCAAAAGTCAAATCAATAATTCGACCGTGAACAAAAGGACCACGATCATTAATAGTTACAACTATTGACTTGTTATTATCTTCTCTTGTTACTTTAACTTTAGTCCCAAACGGTAATGTTTTATGAGCAGCTTTTAGTAAATCGGATCTAAAAGGTTCACCACTTGCTGTTTCACTATCGTCATACCAACTCGCTATTCCTTCTTCAAATATTTTTGGCTTATCTACTTCTTGATCGTTTGCCCATTCCTTCATTAATTGTTCATCACTTCCATCATAGTGACTGATATCCAATCCACCAGCAATTTGAATTCCTGGTATTTTGTGAGGGATTGGTCCCAGACCATCGCCGGTATATTGCCAAAGCCAATATTTAGACCAAGAGCGTTGCACAACAGGCTTAGTAGTATATTGGGCGAGCCATAAACGTCTTGCTCCCCACCAAGTATCAATCTTATTACCTAAATCTTCTTTGATGGTATGACCAGTATATAAAACAATCTTTCGACCAATTCTTAATTCACAGTGTTCAGCAAATTGTTTACATTCGTCTATTGAAACATTATCAACTTCAAAATCAAGTGAAATTAAAGTATGATTATCAGGAGCAGCAACAGTTAAAAAGAACTCTGCTTGTGAAATCATATCACCAGGGCGAATAAAATGATAAGCTCCCCACAATAGACCAGCAGCTTTAGCTAATGTTCGTCTTTGTGTATAATAATTATCAATAATACCTAATCCTTCACTTGATTTGTGAATTACTCCTACAATACCAGCTTTGCGAACATCTTGAAAGCCACCACCAATAAGACGATCATAGTGTGAAATATCTATAACTTTAGGATTAATTTGCATCTTATTTTTCTCTAATCTTTGTTTGAAATCCATTTTCTATCAAAGTAAACATATTTTCCATCAGGACTATAACCAATAAATCGCCAACCAAGATCAGTATAAGTTTTTATTGTAGTTAAATCATTAAAAGTCCATTCTACTAAAACTAGAATAACATCATATTTAATCATTGATTTATTGCACGTTTAATATTTTCAATTTCAATTCGTAGATTATCGTTATCAGCTTTTAAATATTTAAATGCTGCTGTTAAAGCCGCTGTGTATTGCTCGTAACGAAAGCCTGCTAAACTTCCATCATGATTATGAGCAACAATAGGTTTAGCAATATCAATCTTGTCAGCAAAATCAGCTATAAATCCTATTTGTTCATCAGCAACCCAAGTTGCTAAATCTTTTTTCATTGTATATCGCCATGGTTCCATCGCCATGACAATATCAAATCCTTCTTTAGGAGTAAGAGGCGATTTCAAATCTTTTGCACTAAGTAGCGATACAGTGCATGTTCCAATTGTTCCATCGAAAGTTAAAACAAATGTACTTGTATTATAACAAACAGCGCTCGTCGTTGCAGCATTAGCCATTGCAGCAACTTTCAATGTTGTGTTTACATAAACACTTCCCGTTCCTTGAGGAACAAGTTTCAGATCAATGTTAGTATCAGAACCGGCAGCACTTATCAATGGGGGATTGCCGGTTGCTGCTGATCCAAATGTAGGATAGTTAACTGCGCTCGCTACAGGAACAAATTGTGCTAAATTAGCAGCACCACCAGCCGATAGAAGACTAATATTTGCAACACCTTTAGTCTCTAAAAAGTATCCAACATTAGCATCAGCACCAGTAGCTTGAATAATTGGATAATTTCCAGCAATATTACTGGAAATTTGCATATAATTAACACGATTAGCAGCGCTAATAATTTGCATTGCTGTTGATGTACCGGGACCACCGAATGTCCAAATACTATTATTTTCATTTAATGTACCAGTCCCATTACCCCAATTAATTGTTGTATTGTCAGCAAGATTTAAAGCTGAAAATCCTAATGAGGTTGTTCCTAATGGAACTGTATTATTGGCACTTGGATTAAGTGATGTTATAATTGATAGAGCATTTATAGAAACAGCACCAGTATTAGAAACAGTCATTTGGTTGCTAGTACCGATTTTTGCACTATCAGCACCTAATGCCCATTTGTTAGTTAATGTAATATTTGTGCCAGCTATAGGATCAATAAAATAAGAACCAAAATAATTAGTAAAAGTAGTTGCTAATGACGCTGCTATCGTATTTGCTCCCCATACATCAGTATAAGCCGTCGCTACTGTTCCGCTAGAAGATGTATCAGTTAATGTAGCAGCTATGTTTTTATATCGAACACCATTTGTAGTCCAAGCTGCACTTGATATATTACCGCTTAATCCAAAACTAGCCGCTGATATAACAGTAGCACCAGCAAATTTTACGCTTCCTGTTGTACAAAGTACATCACTACCAATAGTGCATCCACCTATAGCTAATGATGTTCCGGTAGCAACACCTAATGCAGGAGTAA